TCTGGGACAGCAGCAGCCGACGGTTGCAGGTCTTCGAAGATACAACTGCCGGATTGGCGGAGCTCAGCACCGCCGATGCCATCTACGCCCTGATTCCCGTGAATGGAACGATCACGCGCAGTGAACTCGACCAGCTCGCGGAGCGCCATGAGATTTGCGCCCGTACGACCGTCTGGCGGTACTTGACGCGGCTCAAGGAAGCCGGTCGGATCCTGTGGGAAGAACGCGGTCCAATCAGCAGGCGAAACCTGCACTAGGGGCGAAAACCCCCCCTGTCTCCGGTAAACGGTGAACCAAAGGGGTCTGTACACATTATTCTTAACTGCTTGGTTCATCTGAACTGTGGCAGGGTTCGTTGTCCAGGGGTGAACCAAGCGGTGAACCGAGGTTAAATACAAGACTGCAAACGAGATAAGTGGCTTGGTTCACTATTTCCTACTTACTTAGGGGGCTTGTTTTACACCAGCGTCAAAAAGGGGGGCGAAAATGCAGCATCGTCAGCAGTGTCTGATGCTCGTGAAGCGACCCGTCGACGTCATCATGGTGCTCGGCCTCGGCACGGTGTCGATCGCATCAGTGATCGACCGCATCGCCCACACCGTCACGTTCGGCTGTCCCCACTGCGGCCGGACGGTGACGAAGACCTACGATCCGGACCAAGGCGACCCAGACGGACTCCCGACCCGATCACCGATGTGCACGCTGTACCTCACGCATACGAAGCACTGCCCGCTTTGGGCGCACCTCGAACAACAAGGCCGGGAGAACGACGTCGATTGCAGTCAGCCGTGGTGGGGTCAAGGCGAATGGACCACGCTCCACGTCGTCAGCGGCCCGCCGGGCGATGTCCAAGGCCACGATCCGGAACAGTTGAAGGAGGTGGTTCTCGCTAGACAGGCGCGCCATTTCCGGAATTGATCAGCTCCTCAATCAGGCACCCATGAATCGGGCAGTCCGGGTTGATGATGAACCGGCAGCGCATATCCTTCGGGGTGCCCCACTTGCTTTTTCCCCTGGTCCCGCCCCTGATGCGACACACGCATCCATCCCGGATGACGGTGTTCCGCGCCGCCTTCCAGCGCACCGCCATCGGCGCCAGGTAACTCACCGTCTGGTTCCGCAGCGCGAGTCCCTGCCGGTAGGTCGGCGTCCAGTCCTCGGCCACGTCCTCGCCGTGCCGGTCGTCGACCGGGTAAAGGTACAGCCCGACCGCGAACACCGATTCGCAGCTCGGACAGCGGAACTTGCCCGTGCGGTAGTTGTACGGACCGGGCGACCACCGTGGATGCCGACTCGGATGCTGCATGATGTTCCGGCCCGGGCTATTGAGGTGATAGACCTCTGAGCATTGCGGACACTCGAGATCGAGCTCGTACACGCGACCGAAGATCCGGTCTCCGTCTAAGCGACTGCTGAACATGGCGGTACACTCCCCCGGCCCCGGAGTACCACTGCGTACGTACTGAGACCGGTACGAAACATTGCCTCATCCATCCTAGCGGCCAGGCGGCTCGTCCTCTTCGGCGAGGAGGCGGCGCAGCGCCGCTTTCCGCTTCACGCGTCCCGCACGCGCCTGGAACCCGGCGGCCTCGGCGCGGGCGACCAGGTGGGCGAAGAGGTGGGGGTTGGTGCGGTACCAATGATGAGGTAGAAGGCGGCTGCTCGGCCCTGCGGATCCTTGCTCCTGGAACCAGATCCGCAGGGCGTGCTGATAGGTGGACTCGCGGGGCGCTTTGCGGTCCTGAGTCATTCGTCGGTCATTCGTCGGTCGGCCACTCTCCCAGGCGGCCGACAGGCGCCGCGGTGGCCGCCGCCACTTTGCGCCTCTCGCATTCGTCCGTCAATCCGGCGACGGCTTGCTTCAGCTCGTAGATTGCGGAGGTGAGGCAGGCGACGGCATCCGGGGCCGTCGCCAGCATGACCGCGCCGCCTACCGCCTCGGGCAGCTCGTAGGTCACATCGTCCTCAGTCTCGCCGGTGATCAGGTGTACGCCTTCGTCGTCCAGCCAGACCGCGTAGTGCTTCGGCATGGCGTCACACCACATCCGGCAAGCCGTACCGCTCGCGGATTGCCTTGGCGGTCCGGTCCACCTGGGCAATCGCGGCGTGGACATAGGCGAGCTGCGGCGTCTGCGGGAGTTGTTCGCGCACCCGGCGCATCATGGCGTCGAACATCAGCACGATCCCGACCGCCTCTCGCCCGAGCGGCTGGCCGGTCTGGTCGAGCGCATCGGCAAAGGCATCGACCGCGATGATCGTCGTGATCATCGCGTCGTTCGAGGTGAGGTCGAGAGTCTGGCCGTCTTGGAGTCTCATGGGTGTTCTCTCTCCTTCTGCTGTGTGTCGGGACGATAGGGGAATGGCCAGGTCTCACCCGCCAGCCAGCGCGCGCGCAGGCAGGCGGCACAGATCGCGAAGTGGCGGGCGCGCGTCGGGCGGCCACAGTCGCGGCAGCGGGTGACGGCAGCGGCGAACCAGAGGAGCTTCGCGGTCATCGATGGGACATCCGGCCCGTGTCGACGAACGAGCAATAGGCGCGATCGCCCACGATGATGTGATCGAAGACTGCCACCTCGCACAACGTACACGCAGCTACGACGCGGCGGGTCAGTTCAATGTCTTCAGGGCTTGGATCAGGCGTGCCCGACGGATGGTTGTGAAACAAAACGACTGCCGCCGAATTCCGTTCGCCCAGACAGGCCGCGAGAATCGGCCGGACCGAGACGATCGTCTCAGCCAGTGCGCCGCGGGCGATCTCCTGCGCCCCGAGTAGGCGGGCTTTGGAATCTAAATGCAAAACGCCGAAGACTTCCTGACTCTCATTCCCGAGCAGCGGGACGACGACCGCGGCGGCGTCGGCGGCCGTGGTGATCGCCCGACCATCGACCAGAACGCCGCTCGGACTCGGCCGATAGCCGACATAGAGCTCTCTCAGGCGGCCGGCGACGCCCGGTCGGGCCGGCGTGGTGAACCACGGGATGCGGATCGTCACGACTCCGCCTCGGCGTCGACGCTTTTGCCACCGTCCAGCCGTTCCAGCAGCACGCAGACGAGCGATCGAACGTTGACCGGCCTAAGAGCCCTTTGGGCGGCCTTTGTCGCGCGGGCGACGAGATTACCGTAGCTAGACGCGGTTACCGTGCCGGTTTGGGTGAGGACCGGCCGGAGATCGAACTCGAACGAGACGCTGTACTTCCAAGTCTGCTGTCGCTGGCTGGGTTGGCCGGGGATGCCGGCAGGTATAGTACGCGGAGCCATCGCTGAAACCTCCTTCTGCGTGGTGAGGACCGGCCGATCGCCTTGCTCGCGATCGACCGGCCCGATTCTACTTCAGACGTTGGCCGCCTCGATGATGCGCCGCACCTCGGCAAAAGTCCGACGCTTGTCGTCGTTCCAACTGTGGAGGTACGGCGTATCTTCGTGTTTGATCGTGCCGTCCGCCTTGGCGAGCACCATCCGCTGAATCGCGGCCCGGAGCCGCCGCTCGATCTCGCCGCGGGCGCTTTCGTTCTGCCGTTCGCTGCGGGCTGTGTCGGTGTAGCAGCGGTTGACGGCACCCAGCAGACACCAGCTCGCCGCGCCGGGGTTTGTGCTGGAGCACGGTTCGCCGGTCGGCAGCCGGGCGTACGCGTTTTTCGTCCAGGCGGTTTCGTCGGTCAGCAATTCCTGAATCGTCATTTCTTGCCCTTCCCTTTCTCCTTCAAAAATCCCGGCGTCAGGCCCAGCGCCTTGCGGGTCGCGGCGGCTTTCCGCGCGCCGCGCTTCCGCATGGCGTCGTTGATCCCGTCGTGCTGCCGCGTGATCGCGGCGACGACATCCGGGGGCAGGACGATCCGCGTCCCACCCTCGGCCGTGTTCCGCTGCAAGAAGATGGTTTCCTCACCGTCCACGCGCAGCGTGCGAAGTACCCAGCTTTCGGTGTTGCCGTAGAAGTCCTGGCGCTCGATCAGCGATTCCTTTTCGACCAGGGCCGGATTGGCGCGGAGCTGCCGCAGGACGACGGAGTACTCGTCCTGCGGGAGCGTGCGCGTGTGCTGATGCGTGGGTTCGTCGATCATGGTTCAGTTCTTCCTGACTTCCGCAATCTTGGCGACGATGGCGGCGTCGATGGCCCGTAGAGGCACGGCATCCGCCAGCACGTTAGCGGACTGCGGCGGCATCCTGGGCACGGGGACCAGGGGTTCGGGCTGGTGTCGTTCGGCTTGGCGGGGAGTCGCGACGAGCGTGCCGCGCGAGGTGGGCCAGCTGAGCTGTTTCGCATTCTGATCGCCTACTCCTGAGAGATCGCCGATTGCCGGGGTCGGGCCGTTCTGCGGCGCTCAGAACGGCCGGGCGATCGGGCGGCCTGATGGTCGTCCCGATCGCCGTTCGTCGATCGTGGTCGAACTGTTGCGTCCTACCTGCCCATCACGACGGTCCCCGCGCCGGCGTACGGCACGTTGCACACGACGAGCGTCTGTGCGCCGTCCTGCTTGCAGATGGCCCAAGCGGTGAGGACGCCGGTCGTGGTGTCGAGCCGCCAGGCGATCGCCGGGATGCCGACACTCGGCACGGCGGCGGCGAGCTGGAAGCGCCCGCTGCCGGTGGCCTGCTGCGCGTCGAGCTTCGCCGCGGGGACCGTACTCCACGCCCAAAGCACCGCCGCGGCGGCGAGGACGATTCCCACGGTTCGCATGACCACGGCTACTCCTCCTCCCAGTACGGCTCGTCGAGGTCGCGGTAGTCGCCTTGCCCTTCGGCGCGATACCCGCAGGCATCGCGGTAGCCGCTGATGGCGCAGTCCCGGCACATCACGCCGGCATACACGCCGTAGCTGTACTGCTCGTCGATATCCTGTTTCGCCTTGCCGCATCGAGGACACACGCCGCTGTCGAGCACGTCCCGCAGGTAATCGCCTCTCGCCATGACCGCTCTCCTCTCCTGCTGCTGAGTTGTATACTTGGTATCCACTTCCGCCCCGTCGCCTGCGATCTGAATCACACACCAATTACCCGAGATGCTTCCACGTCCGCCGGTGAACGATGTGATTGACGGTCGGGGCCGGCACCCCGAATCGTCGTGCGAGCTCCGCCTGCTTCACGCCGATCGCGGCCAGCTCGCGGATCGCCCGCACCTGGTCGTCGTCGAGCCGCGCCCGCCCGTTGCGGCTGCCTCGGGTCTTGCCCGCGGCCGCGGCATCGCGCATGTTGTCGAACGCACTGCCGGCGTAGAGGTGGGCCGGGTTGATGCACCGCCGCACGTCGCACCGATGGCATACCAGCGTGCCGGCCGGGATCGCGCCGGAGGTCAGCTCGTAGGCGAGCCGATGCGCGCGAGTCCAGCGGCCGCGCCAGGTGAACACCCCGTAACCGGACGGGCTGAGATGCCCGCGCCAGAGCCAGCACCCCGCCTTCGTCTTCCGCGCCAGCGCCCAGAACCGCGCGATCGTCTGCTCGGTCGTCTGGTCGCGGTCGTAGCCGCGCCAGCACTTCCACGAGCAGAAGCGCCGGCCGCGCTCGAGGTCACGGGGCCAAGCCAAGAACGACACGGCGCACCGCTCGCATGTCAACGACAGCATGGCTCGACCAGCTAAACACAGTCAGCCACTCGGCTGTCAAGGCACGGGAGTGGGGTGTACTTCTGCGAACAGGGGTGTACTCCTGAGTACAGTCACGATTCGTGGGGTTGACAGATGAGTCGTCGGCGTGGTTGCGGTCGGGCTTTGCGGCGTAAAGCTCGGCCGGCCGATTCCGTCCTATCCCAGGATGAGAACGAGCGCGACGAGCTCGCGGCGCTGGCGGCGGCGCGCGCGGCGCTCGCCCTGGCGCGCGGCGGGTCCGTCTCGTTCGCGCACGGTTGATTGTCCGCAGAACGGCCCCGCCCCCGGCCCCGGCGCCGCGTGGGATCTACCGATTCATTTTTTCTTAAAAAATTTTGTGGTATTCTCTGTGCCTGGTCGTTAGCTCAGCAGAAGGATGGTTGACATGTTCGTGCTCATCTTTGCGTATCTCATCGGGGCGTGGGTGGTGGTGCTCGTGCTGGGGATGCCGGTGCTGGCGGTCGTCGCGCTGACGCGGCAGGTGCGGGCGTGGATGTGGCCGGAGATACCGGAGGGGCCGAAGCCGCCACCGACACCGGCCGAATTAGCGGAGGCAGCACGGCAACGGCGACTCAGCGGAAGGCTGGGGCCGTACTGGGCGGCGGTGGAGCGACAGGAGGCGCGGGAGGCGGCCGAATGGCGGGCCAAGATTCTGGGGAGACCATGACGCGACCAGGCGATGATCGGCGCAGCGGGACGGAGCGGCGGTCGGCGTTTCGGGAGGCGTGGGCGCACCTCAAGCTCGGCCAGACCACGGCCGACCGACTGGTCGGCGACTTCATCCCGTTTCTCGAAGCCATCGTGCAGGAGGGCGGCGCGAACAGCCACGCCTGGCTCATGGCGCACGCCACGACGCACTTGGCGACGCTGCGGGCGTACCGGGAACGCGACCAGCCGCGGCCGGCGCTCTGTCCGGACTGCGACCACGGCATCGCGGGCGGGCAGCCGTGCCGGACGTGCGGCGGGAGCGGGTATCGGCCATGAGGCGCAGCGTGGCCATGCTCGCATCGGTCGTCATCGCCGCCTTGCCCGGCGCCTGCAACGAATGCCCACCGGGGACCGAATTCCGGACGCTCTGGGTAACGACGCTACCCGTGGCCTGCGAGCTCACGGTCGTGCGTGAGGGCGGGAACGTGAGCTACAGCACGATGTGCGGCGCCCCGGCGTTTCGGTCTGTGAATGTGTGCGTGGTGAAGCCGCCGGAGAAACCGGAACCAGCGCAGCGATGACGCCCTACCCCCACACAATAAAGGACGGCGACAGCTACCGGCTCTGCTGCAATTCGTGTGGTCAGTCGGTGTCGACACCGTTCTACCCGGTCAAGACCGACACCCCCGACGGCGGCCTGATCGTGCGGGCGTTCATCCAGTGCCCCGAATGCCTGGAGCGGAGCCGGGCGCCGGTCGCGGAGCGCACGCTGCCACCGGATCGCCGACAATGACCGGATGGACATTCTCGGCGCCCTCGTCAGCCTGGTCGCGGCCCTCTGGCTCATCATCTGCCGCGGGAATGTGAGGAACTGATGGCGAAAATCAAGGCCAAAGCGAAGAAGACCAAGAAGCGAAATCCTCAAGACGCCACACGCGTGAACGTCCAGGCGGCGAACAAGCGCCTGGCCGCGCTCGAGCAGCGGGTCGCTACGCTCGAGGCCGAAGTGCTGCCGCCCGAGCAGGACTGATGCCGCCGTGACCTCGCAGGACATCAGCGAATCCGTGCTCTATGTCTGTTGCGCGCTGGCCGCGATCGGGATGATCTGCTGCGAGGTCGTGAAGAATCAGCAGGAAGCCGTCACCGAGCGCCTGGCGATCGAGAAGGGCTACTGCCGGGAGACCAGCTTCGGCCAGTGGAAACCCTGCCCGCCGCCGCCAGAGGCCGAGAAAGGGAAGTGACATGATCCGCGTCGGGGTCTACCGCAAGAAGGATACGGTCACCGCCGAACGGCCGCAGGGCTTCCTCTACCTCCTGCTGACGCTCTCGCGCAATCACTACACCAGCGAGGAAAGCGTCATCTACGTGCCGCTGCGGGTCGAACCGGAGTGGACCGGCCCGCGCGTCTGCGATATCCCGCGCGGCGACTGGGACCGGAAATTCGAGTACGTCGGCGAAGGGCTGCCGACACCGGTGGGACGGCAATGACGATTCCCTGGAAGACGATCGCGACCTACGCGGTGAAGCTGGCGATCTGGGCCTCTGATCATCCGGATTCAGTGATTCAGATCGTGCAGGAACTCCGGCCCAAGCCGGTCGAACCGGTCAGAAAGCCCACACCGCCAGCGTGAGATGGCGCCGACCTTCAACCCCAACCCCCCACCGAAAGACCCGGTCCGCCTCTCGGCCGCGCTCCGCACCGCCCTCATCGCCCACCGCCACCAGACGCGGCAGCTCTACAAGGATCTCGCGGTGGCGATCGGGATCAGCCCGTCGATGCTGAGCCAGCTGCTGCACGGCAAGATCGTGCCGAAGGGGGATCCGCGGCTGGCGGCGATCGGACAGTACGTACAGGGGCAGGGGATTGACGTCATGGAGTGGGAGGAGCCCGCCTAAGTGACACAATTCGAGGTTGTGACAGGTTGATACACTTTCGTGCGATCCGACCAAAACCCCGTATTTCGACACCGAATCCCCCCGCTAGACAGCCCGGCCGACACGAATTCGCGGCTTACGGCAAATCTTCGCGTTGGTATAATCCGCCCTGGCGGGACGCGCCCGGCGGCCGGCGGGAAACCCACCAGGTCAAAGGGCGAGCGGCGATGCCGGCTGAGACCGCTCCACCACGTTCCGCCATTCGCGATCGCTTCGCTAGTGCGCGCCCGGCGGGATTCCGCACCACCCCCGCTGGGACAGCGTGTCCCGTTTCGGCACATGCAGCCAGCCGAGCCGCAGCCGATAAGTCTGCTGACAGAGCCGTAGGATTTCTGCTGCGTGGGCTGGGGACGCACTCGTAGTGGGTGGTGTGGCGGCTCTGTCGATTTCCCTTCAACAATGCCTGAGTCGGTCGGTGCCTGCGGTCCAGATGTGACCGGGGTGGCCGGCGGCTCGTTTACATAGCTTTTTCTATGCTTCAGATCGATCGCCTCACGCCCGGGATGGTCCTGCTCTACAAGCCCACCAGCGCCTTCGGCAAGCTCATCGTGTTCCACACCGGCGGGCCGTGCAGCCACGCCGAGCTCTACATCGGGGACGGCACTTCGCTGGCCTCGCGTGACGGTGAAGGCACCGGCCGCTACCCGCTGCGAACGACCGATCTCGGCTGGGTGCTCCGGCCGATGACTGCGTTCGATCAGCCGAAGGCGCTGGCGTGGTTCACCGCCCAGGCGCACCAGAAGTACGGCTGGAGCGATTTGCTGCAGTTCTGCGGCTACCCGGTCAACGGCGACGGCGTGGTCTGCTCGCCGTTTGTCGTCTACGCCCTGCGGGCCGGCGGTGTGCATGTCTTCAAGGACATTGCCCCGGAGCGGATTGCGCCCAATGACCTGCTGCTCTCCGAGTACCTCGAGGACGTGACGACCTGGGTCTGTGGCGTGGTGGGCCCGTCCCGGGTGGGCGCATCGGTCGGGCTGCCGGTATCCGCCTGAGATGCCGACGACGACCATCTGCCGCCCGATCGCCCCCTCGACGTGGGAGTACCTCCGGCGGCTTGAGGAAATCGTCCGCCGCCCTGAAGCCTGGCGCACGGCCGCAGTAGAATCGCCGCGTGAAGCTGCTCGACCGGTTCGCGCTGAAGACGACCGCGGGGATGGTGTGGTTGCTCGTGCGCGAACTCCGCCGCCTCACCCACGCCATCGAGGTGGGAGTCGATAGTTTCCGAACCGTCCACGGCCATCAGCCGGCCTTCGATGGGTTCAAACCGGTGTCTGAGTACGATGTAGACGCCGGTCGAACCGTTCCCCACTTTGAAAGCGACGCCCCGGACTACTTGCGGCTGGACATCATCGAGTGCCTGTGCCGCGAGCACCACATCCCGGTCGAGGACAGCACGAACCTGCTGGACATCGCCAGAGCTCAACACTGGATTGATGAGTCAGGGGATCTCGTCGTCATGCCGAAGGACTACCTGACCTAGCCGCCTGCCGCCATCGTCGTTTGGCGGCGGCATCGATCGCTCGTTGAAGCTGGCGGCATCGGGCGCAGAGTCGCACACGACGTACCGGTTTCCCTTGTGATCGGAACTCACAGATAACGATGTTGTCCGGTGTGAGCTGGTGCCCGTAGCGGCAGTGCGTACGGACTGTGGCCCGCCGATTCTGAATCTGCTCGCGCCGAGTTGCCCACCTGACGTTCCCCGGTTCGTAGTTCCCATTGTTGTTCGGCCAGCGATCCAAGGTGTGCTTGGCAGACGGCCGCTTGCCGACGTAAGCGAAAAACACAACAAAACTGGCATCCCATGCCGGCCACATCCGGACGCCGCGGCCACCGTAGTACTTCCAGCTTGCGTTCTTCGGGTTGTTGCACCGAGACTTGGCGCAGATCCACGCCGCGTACTCAGGCGTTCGGCTCATCCCGTGGATCGGATGCGATTTGGCGGGTACAGTAAGCGGAGACATCGGAAGTTCACTCCTTTCGATGATCGAGGCGGGCCGCCACGGATTTGCACTCCGTCCGGCCTGCCGTATTCTATCGCACGATGAACGAGCCGCTGCCGCCACCCTGCCCGCCGCCCCTGAAGTTCGTCCACGTCACGGCGAAGCGCTTCCCCACCGAACAAGCGCTGGCCGCCGGAGAGGCGCTGCTCAATCGGCGCCAGCTCGGGCAGCGCGGCAAGGACTGTCCGCAGCCGATCTCGCGCCCCAACGCCGTCGCCGCACTGACGCCGGCCGAAGAAGCGCAGTTCGCCGCCTTCGAAGTGGAACTCGGTGGCCGGCTCCAGCTCGCCGCCCTGCTCGCCGCCGCCGATCTGCCCGAGCGCGATCAGCGGCTCGCCGCGCTGCTGGTCGATCCGGCCAACGACGGCACCAGCCTCGCCAAGCTCTGTGCGTGGTCGCGGATCTCGCTCCGGCGCCTGCTCGATTTCGTCAAGGATGCGGCGCTCGTCAAGGGCCAGATCAAGGCGCTGGTCGCGGTGGGCGAGCGGCTGCCGGATGTGGCCGTCGGCTTGATGACTGACGCCATTCCCGGCGATCGGACCTGCCCGGTCTGCAAAGGGCTGCGGCAGCTGCTCGACGATCCGACGCCGCAGGAGCCCTCACCTGTCCCGCGGATCTGCAAGACCTGCGACGGCACCGGGACCGTGCCGTATCATCCCGAGACTGAGCTGCGGAAGGTGGCGCTCCAGATCGGGAAGCTGCTCGACAAACCCGGCAACACGAACAATGTCTACGTCGCGCAGAAGTTCGGCGCCGGCACCGTGCAGCCCTTCAGCCAGGTGGTCGGCGAGCTGGACGGGGTACTCGACGCCCACCTGCGGGATCGGTTCGGCCGCCGCGTCACCCCGCCGATCGAAGGAGAAGCCACCGATGGATCGATCCAATCCGGCGACCGACCACCCGACGCCCCCGACGGACCCGACGCCGCCTGACGATCACCGGCCGCGGCTGACGGCGGTCTACGACAACACCTGGCAGCGGCAGATTCGGCCGGGCACCTGTGTCGTGCACATCATTCCGGTCCACGATCTGCGGCCGCACCGGGCCGGGGTCGATTGCGAGTGCCAGCCGCAGCCGATCGTGTCGCCGTTCGGCTACGCGCGTGGCCCGGTCCTGCTCCACAGTGCGTGGGACTGCCGCGAGCACCTGGCCCCGGACGAGCACGCCGAGCAGGTGACTGACGTGCTGATGCCGCACGCGGAGGAAGACGCGGCGGCCGACGACGACGCTAACGATGAGAATGATTTGAGTGGCGTCGATGACGACGACGATGACGACGATGACGAAGACGACTACTACGACGATCTCGATGATCTCGACGGCGACGACTGATCCGACTATCTAGGAGGAATAAGATTTATTCCCAGGCCGTCATCGATCACTCGCGCGCGAACCTCGAGTCAGCCTGGGCGCACGTCTTCCCGCAGGGACTGCTCGACATCCCGCCCGGCGACATTCCTGGCTGGCGCCGCCGCCTCAGTGACGTCTTCGACGAACAGGGCCGGCAGCTGCGCGGGCTCACCGCCGAGGAGCAGTACTTCGTCCACAGTGAGCAGGCCCGCTCGCGCATCGACTATCCGTACTGGGCCGAGCGCTACTCCACGATCAACCTGGAAGCCTCCACCATCGGGCCGCTCTATCCGCTGTGGGAGTCGCAGCGGCTGATCCTCCGCGAGATCGGGCGCATTCAGCAGGAGCGGCTCGACACTGACTATCCCGACGGTGTGCTGGTCAACATCCTCAAGGCGCGGCAGCTCGGTGCCTCGACGCTCTGTTCGTCCATCCTCTGCCACCGCACGACGACGCGCGCGCACACCTTCGGCCTGCTCGCCAGTGACGTCCCCGACAACTCGGCGTTCCTGTACGACATGTACGAGCGCCAGCTCGATCACCTGCCCTGGTGGATGCTGCCCAGTGTTGTGGAGCGGGTGAAGAACGACGAGATCGTGTTCGACACCGACAGTCGGCTCTTCGTCAGCGCGAGCAAGTCGACGCGCGGCGCCGACAAGCTGCGGCGCGACTCGGTCGACGGCAAGAAAGGGCAGCTCGGGCGCGGCCGCACGATCGCGGTGTTCCACCTCTCCGAGATTGCGACGTGGACGAACCCGCGGCAGATCGACACGTCGTTCATGCCGACGGTGCCGTACTCGCCCGTCGTCTGCGGCGCGAAGGAATCGACCGCGCAGGGCTGGGGGCCGAACAACTGGTGGTATCAAGACTGGCAACAAGCGAAGTCTGGAAAAGGAAGATTCTCCGCGGTATTTATTCCGTGGTACGCAGAGCAGAGCAAGTACCGACTGCCCGCACCGCTGTCATGGTCACCGTCACCTGATACGCTGGCACACGCCCGCCGCGCTGAAGAGTACGGTCCCCGGTGGATGCATCGTTCCGTTCAACTCACCCGGGACCAGTTGTACTTCTACGAACAGGCACGCGCGGCGGCGGAAGCCAAAGACATGCTGGCCGAGTTCCTTCAAGAAATGCCTGCCGATGATGAAGAGGCATTCCAAATGAGCGGTCGATCGATCTTCACGGTCGGTGTTATCGAGCGGATAAAGAACCAAGCCAGACCGTTGTGTGGAATGGTCGAGATACGACCTAATCGTCAAATGGGTGTCTGACGCTGCCGTGCTCTCCGCTCGCGGACGCACGCACGACACCAGCGACGACCCTTCCAGTCGCGCCATGTGTTCTCGGTCGTGTACTCGTGTCCGCGTGGGCAATGTGTGACGGCCGCGTTTCGGGCCGCAATGCCCTTCCCACGAAGTTGGTTGATCTGGTGAGTCACGACCTCAAGATGTGCCGGATTCACGCAGCGTGGGATGCGGCACAAGTGATCGAGTTCTTTGTCGGCTGGAATGTGACCGACGAGAAATTCGTACGCGATGCGGTGGGCGTAGACAGCTGGTCGTTTCCGGAAATAGAACTGACCGTAGCCGTTCTTCAGACTCGCGGTCCACAACCAGCACGGTCCCAGCTCACGCCGGTACGCAGGCGGAGGGCCGACGACGACTTTCGACCAGAAGCGAATAGACTCTGGAACAGCCATGCGAGCAGCGCCTCGATCGCTGTGAACGTGGTAAGGCACGCAGCGGTGTTTCCGCACTGCTGCGCGCCGCTATCCTACCATCGTGCGACCGCCGTGTAGAATCTCCCTGGGAGCCTATCCATTGCCGCGGACGCGTGGTTCACTGGGTGAACAAACCCGGGGGCTCCCGTAATGTTGGACGACCCTGGCCGCGATCGGATGCTGGCGCTGTGGGACGCCGTGCTCTGGCTGGCGATCGGCTTCCTCGTCGGCGGTGCGTTCGTCGGCTGGTACGGGGTCGCGGCGCCGTGTAACTGACCCATGGTGAACCGCCGCGCCTTTCTCCGCTCGCTCCTGGCGCTGCCGATCGCGGCGACCTTCGATGTCGAGAAGCTGCTCTGGGTACCGGGGCAGATGGTCGTCGTCCCACCGATGCCGACGGTGATCGCCGTTCGCTTCGCTCATATTTCCTACGAGGACATCCAGCGCGCGTACATGGAATGCGTGCTCGGCCGGCTGCCGTACGATGGCTGACTTCGTTTCCTTCCCACGAGCCGACAATCTCCTCTCGCCCAACCAGCAGCTGCTCGACGCCGCCCTCGCCGAAGCCCCCTACCGCGTCGCGCCCGGCTACGGGATGCGCTCGCTCAAGCCCGCCGACTGGAAGGCGCTCCAAGCCGAGCCGGACGACGCCGGCCTCTTCGATCGGCTCCAGGTCTACGAACCGCCGCGGAAGGGGTTCCTCTACGTCGTGCCGGTGGACGTCAGCAGCGGCATCGGGCTCGACCGCTCGGTCATCGACGTCATCCGGGTCGCCACGATCCGCGAGCCGCATGAGCAGGTGGCGCAGTTCATCAGCGACCAGATCGATCCGTCCGACCTCGCTTACTTCGTCGACGCCATCGGACGGCTCTACAGCGGCCGGGACGACCTCCCCGCCGAGGTTGCCGTCGAATGTGTCCCCGGCCCGGGCATGACGACGCAGGACACGCTCTTCAAGCGGCTCGGCTATCCGAACCTTTACATCTGGCAGGTGCTCGACAGCCGCGATCCGGCGAAAGCGTTCACGACGAAACTCGGCTGGTGGACGACCCGGCAGTCGCGGCCGATCATCCTGCAGGGGCTGCATCACGCGCTGAAGACGGTCGATCCCCACACCGGCGTGCCCGACTTCCGGCTCAACTCCCCGATCACGCGGCAGGAGCTGCGGACCTTCATCAGCCCCGGTCCAGTCTGGATGGCGGAGGCCGCCGAAGGCGCGTTCGACGACTGCGTGATGGCGGCCGCGATCGGCCTCTTCGTCGCTGAGCGCAAGCAGGAGACAACCCGCGAGACCATCCACGAAACGCGGCGGCGGCTCTCCGAGGAGTCGGCGCGGCTCACCGAACGGCGCCGCCAGGACAAGCACCCCATCACCGCGCAGACAACTGACGTAACTTTTGCTGAGCTTTATGGCTTGGCGGATCCGTACGACGCAGATCCACACATGATATAAACCGGTGCGGATCGGCGCGTGTTCAGCACGCCGACCCGCTGGAACATCGAAAGGGGGACTTCCGATGCTCGCGACTGCTGTAGTAGACCGCTTTTGGACGTGTGTCAACAAGCAGGGCAGAGAACAGCCGGATGGCACACGTTGTTGGGAATGGACGGCCGGGCGCTCGCACGGGTACGGGCTGGCTCGGTGGCTTTCGTGGGAAGGAGCACACCGATTCTCATGGCGGCTGCACCGAGGACCGATTCCGCCGGGCAAATGCGTCCTGCACCGATGCGACAACCCACCATGCGTGAATCCCGATCATCTGTTCCTTGGCACCAAAGGCGACAACGCTGCCGACATGGCGGCGAAGGGACGGGCGATCGGCTGGCCTCGACGCGAGGTTGTCTGTCATCGTGGCCATCCGCTCACAGGCGCGAACGTGCTCTACAGAGCGGCAGGAACCCGCTCATGTCGGATCTGCTTCAATCGCTGGCAGCGGGAGTACCGGAAACGCACCAACTACAACGAGCAGCAGCGGGCGTACCGGAGACGAAAGGCCAATGAAGGTCACACTGACCCTGGATGACGAGATTGCAGAGTATTACCAGAAGGAAGCGGTCAGTCGGCGTGTCGCGGTCGGTGTGGTGATCAACGAACGGCTCGCCCTCGCGCGCCCGCTCAATCCGCGGCACCGATCAATCGTCGTTGGCGATCCTGACATCATCCATCGCCTCGAGCGCGCGCTGGGCGGCGGGCATCTCCTGGGCGAACGCGATCTGCTCAGCAAGGTCGAGCGCCTGGCGCGCATCGACTTCGGGCCGCACACCTTCCAGATCACCCCCGGCCAGTTCGAAGAGCTGAAGTTCCGCGCCGGCAAGACCGGCCGGTCGGTCGAGCAGCTGGTCGCCGACATGTACACGAAAATGAGCGAAGATTTTTTCCGGGCTGTGCCGTAGGAGGACCGATGCGTCGTTACAAAGCTGCCGGCTTGTTCACCGCACTGGGCCTCGCCCTCGGGATGCTCGTCACGCTCGGTGGCCAGCAGGCCACCATCACCACGACTGTACCGACCCTGCCCAGTAATCAAGCGCAATGGGGCGGCAGCACGCTCACCGCGGCGGCCGTCCTCGGCGACACCACCGGCAATCCGACGGCGCCGCTCGTCGGCGAGGCCGGCATGGTCTGGGACACGACGCAGTGGTCGCGGCACAAGGGCACCGCCCTCGCCACGATGCCGACGGCCGTCACGCTCACGTCACGGAACATCGTCGGCGGCGCGATTACCGAGCGGTCGTCGCGCTGGTCGGTCGTCCACAATCCGGCCGCGAGTTCGCAGGCTACGGCGTCGATTGCCGCGGAAGGCTCGGTCCGGCATGTCGCCGACTGCATCGCGTTCAGCGCCGGATCGACCAGCGCGCCCGCGCTCACGGCGCTCACCGTCAACCTGCGCGACGGGGCGACCGGGGCCGGCACAATCATCTGGACGCATGAAGTCATCGTCGCCAACGCGACGGGGCAGAACGTCCCGCCCTTCTCGACCTGCGGCCTCAACCTGCCGGGGACGACGAACACGGCGATGACGCTCGAGTTCTCGGCCCTGCTGACGAACCTGATCGAGAGCGTGTCGATTTCCGGCTTTAACGTACAGTGACCTGAGCCGAGGTGAGCGCCTGATGTTTGCCAACGTCCACTTCCTGCTCATCATCCTCGCCTTCGGCCTGACGATCGTCAGTGGCACGACGGGCAAGTGTCCGTTGTGGGTGCCACTGCTGCTGGTCACGATCGCCATGCTGATTGGAGTGCGGTGATGGATGCGGCGACGGCGACGGATCCGATGGAAGGCTTAAAGCCAGGGAGAATCGTCTACTACGTCTTCAGCCAGCAGACGGCGGACGAAGTGAACCGGCGGCGGACGACCAGCAACTCGATCGCCGAGCGGATGGAAACCGAGATCGAGCCTGTGTTCGGCGATCGTCTGCCCGCCTGGCCGGTTGGCGCACAGGCGCACATCGGCAATCCGGTCTCGCCTGGAGACATCTATCCGGCAATGGTCGTGCGCGTGTTCGAGGAGGCGGCGTTCAGTCGATCGATCAACCTCAAGGTGCTGCTCGACGGCAGCGACGACTTCTGGGCGGTCTCTGTGCCCTACGACGAGGCGAAGCGGCCGGCGACCTGGCACTGGATGTTTGAAGGACAAAATACGCGGTACCAGCCGGATCGGGTGGAGAAGTCGAATGCCTAGACAGCGCTTTCTCTGCCCGCGCTGCGGCTTCGTCGGCGAAATTTTCTATCCGCCGCCGGTCTACGATGCCGATCACAACCGGCTCTCGGTCTATCCCGCCTGCCCGGAGTGCCGATCCGTGGACTACCTCGCACAGCAGACGCTCGTCCCCTACCCGGATCGGCTGCAGCACGATCTCCTCACCGGGGGCACCGGCCTGGTGGTCGAGAACGAACGCGGCCAGGACGTGACCATCTCCTCGCTCGGCGAGATCCGGACCATCGAACGGGAATCGCTCCGGCGCGCGAGCAACGGCGACGGCTCCCCGATGGTCTTCCGTGGCTTCAGCCAGAACCGCAGCAACCGCGGCCAGAACACGCTGCGGGGGTCGGAGTTCGAGAAGAACCGGTCGGTCCGGATCGAGCGGCCGACGACGGTGCGCGGGTTGCCGATCAGGCCGCGCGTCATCAGTGAGTCGGAGGCACCGAAATGACACGTCCTATCGCTACGTCTGAGGAACTTCGTGCGCGGTTGCTTGATTACATCGAACCGGAACCGATGTCGGGCTGCTGGCTCTGGACGGCGTCACTCGGACCGAAAGGCTACGGCCAGATCAGCGCGTTCATCGACGGGTGCCGCCGCCTCTGGCGCGCACACCGGCTCGCATGGCGGCTGTTTCGCGGTACGATTCCCACCGATCGCTACGTCCTGCACAGTTGCGACACGCCCTGCTGCATCAACCCCGATCATCTCTGGCTCGGCACGCAGGCCGACAACCTCGCGGACAACCGACGGAAGGGCCGACCCATGGGCCGCTACGCTCACCGGCAGACAGCCGCATAGAATCCCGCAATGGCGCCTGCAATCGTCCAGTCAGTCAACCGCGCTGAGAACCCACTCCTGAAGGCAACCGACAGCTTCCTCAAACCCGGGCAGACGACGGGGCCGGTTCTCGATTGGATCAAAGAGGCCGTTGCGGAGGGTGAGGCGTTCATGCAGGCGGACCCTGCATGGGACACCGTGGATCGAAATCAAGACTACATCATGGGGCGGCAGCGGGCGCTCCAGATCACCGAGCTCAGGCCCGCCTACGTCAGTCACGCCGTGCTCAACGAGACCAAGCGCACGCGCCGCCGCCACGTCTCGGCGCTCACCGATCTCAAACCCGTCTACGCCTACCGTACGCCGAATCCGAACTTCCAGAAGCAGGGCCTCCTCCTCAATCAGCTGACCGTCGTCCACTGGATCAATACGTTCGCCGACCTCGCCCTCGCTGACGCCGCCGACTATGCCTTTGCCTGCGGCAGCGGCGACATCGTCTGCGAGTACGATCCGTACTACGGACCGATGGGCGACATCGTCATGTCCGCGCGCGATCCGCGCGACACGATTCCGATCCGGCCGTCGCGCGATGGGTCGCTTCAAAATTGGTTCGGCATGATCATCCGCGAAGCGCATTCGATCAATGTGCTGCGCCAGATGTACCCGAATCACCCGGCACTCCTGCAGCAGTCGGCGTCACCGTGGGGCGGCGGGGTCTTCACCAAGTGGAAGCGCGCGCTCAACCGCATCATGGGGTCGGGCTCGACCTCGACGCTCGCCGGCCTGTCGAAGGTGCACTCCGGATCGTCGCAGCTCACCGGCAGCGAGATCATCCTCTACCGCTGCTACTTCAACGACGCCTCGATCAACACGACCAGCCACACCGTGCTGATGGGCCCGCCCGGCGCGGCGTGGTCATATCTCGTTCCGCCCGGCGGCCGTCTTTATCCGCGCAAGCGCCTGGTCGTCGCCACCGAAGCGGGCATCCTCTGGGACGGGCCGAACACCTACTGGCACGGCATGTTCCCGACGGCGCGGCTGCAGCTCGATCACGTCCCGTGGTCCTTCTTCGGCGTGCCGATTGTCGATTCCAACCTGCCGATTCAGGACGCGATCAACGACCTGCTGAACTACATGCTGGACGACATCCGGCAGAAGAAGCGGCCGCCGCTGGCCGGCAACGCGCGCGTCAGCGAGCCGAAGCTGAAACAGTTCGATCCGCTCAAGCCGAACGCGCGCATCCGCACCGAAGAGCAGGTCGGCACCGGCCTGCAGGTCGTGGAGATTCCGGATCTCCCCGCCTACACGCTCGAACTGTGGCAAGCGCTCCGCACGGCGTTTCACGAAGCAACCGGTGACTCCACACTCGACGCGCTGCAGGCCGCCGCCGCCAACCAATCCTTCGATCCCGAGCAGATCGAAGCCTTTATGAACGCCCTCAGCCCGGAGATGAAGCTCGAGGGCCGCCGGGTGGAGGTCTGCCTGCGCGAGCTGGCGGAGATGCAGAAGGCGAACATCTTCCAGTTCTACGACACGAAGAAGCGCATGGCGATTCTCGGCGATGCGGGGACGACGCTCGCCGATTTTGACTTCGACCCCGGCAGTCTCATTCCGGCGATGGTGCCGGGGCAGCCTGGCTATCATCAGGAGCTCGACGCCAACCGTGATCAGAAGGATCGCGCGCAGTTCTTTCTCCAGCTGTTCACCTTCTACGTCACGCCCAATTCGCTGCTCGCGCTCAACGCGAAGTCGGAGCAGTTGAAGTACGTCCAGCTCGCACGCGCGGGCCTGTGCGATCGGTGGACGCTCTGGGAGAAGCTGGAGATTCCCAACGCCGGATCGCCGCCGAAGATGCTGCTGCCACTCGATGAATCCGGCGAAGCGGGCCAGGCCGATCCCCAGCTGATCGCCGAAGTCGCTTCTGGCCTGCACCCGGACATGAGCCTCGATCCCAACACCGGCGAGCTGCTGGTACTCCGCGCACCGACGACGATCACCGAGCGGCTGCTGGCCGAGCAGGAGCTGTTCATGGGCGGCATGACCGTCGGCCCGGCCGGATCGAGTGCCGGGCAGGGCCAGCCGACCAGCGGCGGCGGCCCCGGCGGCGGCGGCATGGGCGGGGCGCGGCAGGGGGCCGGGCGAAAGGCGACCGCGCAGAAGTCGCCGTCGATCGAGCGGCAGCCGATCCCCGGCGGCGGCGAGCGGATCAAGATGGTGGAGAGCCGACGCTGATGTGGATGATCGTCCTGGTCTTTCTCATCGGGGCGTGCGTGGGCGCGGTCTTCGTGCTCTTGATTCGTGACTGAATGAGCCGCCTCACCGATCTGCTCGCCCGCTACGCCGCCCACCACCAGCCAATCGATCTCCGCCTGGTCGAGTCGATCATTCGGCAGGAGAAGCTCACCGGCTCCCTCACGATCCACTATCGCCACGGGCAGCCGAAGCTGCTCGAGGCCGGCAAGCCGATCGTGGTCGAGGTCGAGCCCGACAGCACGCACCCTGCCGATCAAAACTTGACACCGGCCCGCCTCTAGCCGCACTCTCTCGATCGCGAATCAACGGGCCGACTGACCACCTGACGAGTGGTCGACGCCCGACCGCGACGCGGCTTCTCTCCCCGCGCGTGGTCGGGCGTTTCGTTGTACGGAGTGATTGATGGCGAAACGACAGAACGACGAGCACGACGCCGCGGTGAAAACCCTGAAGGACGAGGCCACGACGGCGTACGACACGGATATGGCGGCGGCGTATCCCCCGGACCCGGCACCGCCTGCCGCCGCAGCTCCCGCTCCGACCGGTACCGAATCCACACCGCCGGCCGCCACCGCTGAACCCACCGCGGCCCCAACGACCGAATCCGCGGCGTCGTCCGAGCAGGATTTCGACATCATGCTCAAGAGCAACGACAACCCGACCGCGACGCAGACCGTCGTTGCGCGCGGGATCGATCCCGGCCTGGCCGCGCAGACGGCGATGCGGCAGCACCCGGGCTGGACAGCCGATCACGCGCAGACGCACCCGCACGACGAGGCACCGACGACACACCCGGCGGACACGACCCACGGTGAGCGGTGACACGCTGACGAGGGAGTAGGACGATGGCCTACGTCGGCTTTAACAAACTGAAAGGACAGCTGGCGAAGAAGGGGGGCATCAGCAACCCGGGTGCGCTGGCCGCGTCCATCGGCAGAAAAAAGTACGGCGCGAAGAAGTTCAACAAGGCGGCGGCGACGGGCAAGAAACTCGGGTGAGTCGATGCCGCTCACGTCGAAGAAACAGGCGTTCGACGAGTTCAAGGCCGGCACGCTCCACAGTGGGAAAGGCGGCCCGGTCGTCAAGAATCGGAAGCAGGCGATCGCCATTGCGCTCAGTGTCGATCGCCGCATGAAAGGCAAGTCCCGATCACTCGGAGGGAGGCGGTAGATGGCGTTCAGTATGCCGCGGCCGAAGATGGCCGCACCCGGAAGCGGCGCGAAGCGGCTGGGACCGAAAGTCCCATCGAAACGTATCGGCGGCATCCGCACCAATTTCACCCAAGGCATTGCGATGCCGAAGATGAGCAAGTAACGAGGAGCCCGCTGTCGCCGACGTCCGCTGGGAATCACGCCATCGCCCCCGGCGTGATGGACCGCTCGCGGCAGCGTCTTTCATCATGGCCTTTGGTCCCGCGCAACTCGACGCCCCACCGCCCAGCCCGGTGACCTCACCGCCGGCCGCGCGCGAGTCGTCGCAGCTCGGCATGTTGACCGGCGGAGCGCCGCCGCTGTCGGGCATGGCTGGACCTGGCGGGGGTGGACCGTCCGGGATGCCGCAGGGACCGGATCTCACCGGCATCATGGCGCTCGGCAGCAAGATCGACGAAGGCGTGCTCACGCTGGCGAGCGTGATGCCGGAAGTCGCGCCGCAGCTCGATCAGGCGCGCGAGCTCATCGCCAACGCCGTAGCCAGCTTCATCCAGACCGTCAGCGGCAGCCAGGGGGCGGCACCGGGCATCCCCGGCGCACCGGGGGGCACGGCCGGGATGCCGCGCGGCGGCGGCGTCGTCCAGGCCGGCAACCAGTTTCCTGGGGGCGGCTTCGGCGCAGGCCGGGTGGCCTGATGACGCCCAATCTCTATCTCATCATCGGCGGCGTGACAGCAGCAGCAATCGGCGGCGTGCGGCACTGGCTCACACGCGGTAGGTCGGCTTCTCCTGCAGTGAACGAGAAGGCGACTGGCACCGGCGTCCCTGAAGGTGGCGCGAAAGGGGAGATCCACGCGGTCTCCAAGCAACCCAATGGCACAACTGAATAAGACGAAATCGTTCCTCGACACCGTCCTGCAGAAGCTCCCCGAGGCCGAGCGTGACGCGGCCCGCTCGCTCTACAGCCAGGCGCAGGACGAAGCCACAGCCCTCGATCGGCAGCTGACCGAGGGGATCGCCCAGGTCAACGCCAAGGCGGCGGAGCAGGCCGCCTGGTGGGAGAAGCACAAGCACCTCGCGCAGCCGGGCGCGCACCCCAACGGGCAGCCAAACGGCAACGGACAGCCCAACGGCCAGCCGGTATTCGATCCGGCCGCCTTCATGGGCGAGATCGACAAGCGCATCAACACCGTGGCTGACACGCTGGCCGGGCAGGGACTCGCCCTCTCGACCATTCTGCCGACGCTGGTGGCGCAGCACGGAGTGGAGTTCGGCGAAGTGCTCGACGCCGAGAAGCTGGCCAAGGAGGCGCTCGCGGCGAACATGGACATCCGCGCCTATTACGGCCAGTCGGTCGCCGAGCGGCGCACCACCAAAGCGAAAGAGAAACACGATGCCGACATCAAGGCGGCGGAAGAGCGCGGCCGGGTGGCCGGGCTCGCCGAGGCGGGCAAGTCGATGATGCCCTACCCCTCGACCCGCCAGTCGGCGACCACGTTGTCGGGACTCCGGATCCCCGAAGCGGAGAAAACCGCCGCGGCGAATCAGTACTCGCTCGATGCGGCGGTCCAGACGGCGATGGAGGTCATGCACAAGCAGGCCGGTTCGTCGGCCTAGAGACGCCTGCACCGCTCGGTCTCGATCCGGGAGGGTGGCGGGCGAGAAGGACAGAGAACCATGCAACAGCTCGCGCGGGCAACGCGCTGGCTCGCGGCCCACCGCTTCCTCGTCGTGGTCGCCGGCCTGCTCGTTCTGGCCCTCTCCCATCCCGAAGTCCTCGTCCTCGCACCAGCCGTCATCGGCCTGGTCAACCTTGATCCGATCAACACGGCCACGACGAAGAACATCATGCCGGGGCTGGCCGACAACTTCTTCAAGAACGATCCGCTGATGGAGTTCCTGAAGGCGCGGCACCACGTCTATCCCGGCGGCCCGCAGATCCAGGAGAACTTCCTGTTCAAGCCGCTCATCGGGCAGGCGTACGCCAAGGGCGTCGGCGGCTTCAACATCAGCAAGCGGCAGACCTTCGCCGGCCTGCTCTTCGGGCCGAAGTACTACGAAGTGTCAGTCCCCGAGTACCTCGAGGAAGTCGAGATCGAGGTCAACGGCCCGACTGCCGTGCTCTCGATGGTGAAGACCGACTATGGCAACGCGGCCCTCACGATGTCGGCGATCCTGGCGATCGACAACTACCAGGGCGGCCAGGATCTCGGGGGCGTCGACCGCACCCTGCATATCAACGGTCTCGCTGAGCTCGGGGACGGGCTGGCCGCCTCCTGGGACGGCAACACCTATCTCAGTTATGGCAGCCAGACCATTGCGGGGGTCGGCGCCGCGATCAAGACGCCGGTCGGGCTCATCGCGGCCAACATCAACGGCCCGATCACCTTCCGCGCGCTCGAGCACAGTTACCAGAGCTGTGTGATCGGCCGTGAGCACCCCGTCATCGGCGTCACGACCAACCGCTGCACCGGGTTCATCTCGGAGAGCTTTCAGCCGCATCAGGTGATCGATTCGGTCGAACCGACCATCGGCTACGTTGGGCTGAAGTTCAAGCGGGCGACGATCGTCGAGAGTCAGTACGCGCCTGGCGCCGACGGCGTGAACGACGCCGACCTGGGCAACTACAACGCCTCCGGGGAGACCTTCTGGTGGCTCAATCCCGGCCCCGAAGGCGAAGACGCCTACATCAAGCTGCGGATCTCGGTGTCGCCGCTGTTCCAGTTCGGCACGACCGGTTTCAAGCCGGCGCAGGACAACACCGTCGTCGTGGCGCAGGTGCTCTTCGCCGGTAACTTGACGGTGCGCGCGCGCCGGCTGCAGCGGGCGCTGTTCGGCATCACCGGGTAGATTTCGACTGAGAAACAGCAGGCTTGACCCACCGGCATTCCGCCGGTGGGCATACCCTGCCAGGCTCGAAAGGACCACGTCCATGCCGCTGGGTCGCTATATCCAATCGCCCTACTTCGCCACGGGCAATCCGGAAACCGAGGAGATGACGACGCTCTACGCGCCGGGGATGCTCGGACTCCGCGCCGAGTTCGACCAGGGGTTGCTCGCCGGGCCGCCCAATCCGTGCGTCTACCAGCTGGTGAAGCAGTACACCTCGATTCAGGGGGTCGTCGGCAACGTGATGTACTGGGTCACGAAGTCCGCCTACACCGTCACGACGACGGCGACCAACACCGGACAGGTCGCTGGCATCTGCCGCATCGCGGCGGCCGCGGCGGCGACCTACATCTGGATCCTGAAGAAGGGCGACCGCGAAGTCCTGTTCATCGACGCACCCACCGTGGCGCCCGATGCGACCGGTCTGCCAGTGCTGGGCGTGACGGCGACGGCGGGCAAAGCCGATTCCAAGGCGCTGACGACGGGCGCGATCCCGTGGCCGTGCATTGGTACGACCCTCGCCGCGCAGGATGCGACGAGCAAGCTGGCGCTGGTGCGGGTCAACATTCCGGACCAGTACTGACTGAGTACTCGGCCTGAGTACTCGGCCTTTACGGACGACGGGCCGCTTCGCTGATCGGCGGAGCGGCCCACAGGTGTACGCAAAGGAGTGCCTATGGCAGCAGGTGTCGTCTCACGCACGATCTCTCGCGGCAAGGATGTCTGGGGGCATACGGCGGTCATGCCCTTCAGCTACTACGGGCCGACGTCGTATTCCACCGGCGGCGAAACGATTGCCGCCAACGTCTTCAAGCTGGGCGTCATCGAAGAGATTCCGCCGTTTCTCGGCGTCAACTCGGCGGGCACGCTGGCCGTCGTCTACCAGTACAACTACGCAACCGGGAAGATGCAGGCATTCTGGCAGAACGAAGCCGCGTCCTCCGCGCTGGTCGAAGTGCCAGCCACGACGAATCTGTCTGTCTACACCGGGCGCGGCCGCGCGTACGGGAAAGGCTAAGGAGTTCCCATGCTTCGCCGTTTTCTCAACGTACTCGAGCAGTCGCCCGGCGGCCTGCTGCACAGCCTGGTCTCCAGTGTGGCCGATGCCGTCACCGCGTTAGACGCGGCCGATACGAAGGTCGCCTTCGCAACGACGCAGTTCGACGCCGTGACCGGCACGACCGGCGCGACGCTAACCAACGTCGTCGGCATGGTGCTGACGCTCGCCGCCGGCACGTATCACTTCCGGCTCAACCTGCCGGGCGTCGCTACGGCGAACAGCGGCGTGAAGTACGGCTTCAAGTACACGACGACGGTGCTGACGTCGCTGGAAGCGACCGGGCGTGGCCACACCGCATCCGCCGTGGCGGTGCAGCACACCACGACCGCGACAGACCAGGCAGCACTGTTCGCGCAGACGGCCGCCGTGATCGACACCGTCATCGAAGGCCGGATGGTCGTCGCGACCGGCGGCACGGTGCAGCTGCAGGCGGCGCAGAACGCGGCGCACGTCGACACCACGTCGGTCTATGTCGGCGCGTCGATGACCTTCACCAAGGTCAGCTGAGGTTCGCTGCGCGGGGAGGATAGCGGGGCGTGTCACAGTTCACGATTTACCGGTCGACTGATGGCAGCGCCCCGACCCTCTCCGGCACGGCGGGCGACCTGACGACCCTCCTCGATGCCTGTCTCGTGAACGGCTACGGCGCGAAAGCGAACGCGGGGTGGACGATCGCCTACACGGCGACGAACCGCCGTGCGTATCGCAACGGGAGTGGCAGCACGCAGCTCTATTGGCGCGTGCGCGATGACGCGGGCGGCACGGGTGGCGCGAAGGAAGCGCTGATTCGCGGCTACGAAACGATGTCGGATGTGAATACGGGGACGAACCCGTTTCCGACCAACGCACAATTGGCCCTGACCGACAACTCGCTGATGATTCGTAAGTCAGCGACGGCGGATGCGACGGCGCGGGCGTGGATCGTGGTGGCCGATGCGAAGACCTGCTACGTCTTCATCGCGACCGGGGATTTAGCGAACACCTACATAGGCACGGGTTTCGGAGACTGCTACAGCGTCGTCAGTGGGGATGTGTGGAACGCCTTCGTCATCGCGCGGGGGGCCGAAAACACAGCCACCGTTACGTCGAACGGGGGCGAACTGGATGCACTCCAGAGTGCGCTGAACAACACGATGGCCGGTCATTACCTCGCGCGGTCATATACCGGAGCGAGTGGTTCCTATCAGTTCTGCTGTGTCACGACATGGTCCGCCACTTCTTTCGCCTTCAGCACCGTCTATCCTCCCTACCCGAATCCAGCCGACAACAGCATCTACTTGTCGCGAGTATTTATTGGCTCCTCTTCAGGGCTTGTTCACTTACGCGGGTATCTGCGCGGTCTGTGGCACTGGCTCCACAACGGCGGCGTGAACGACGGTGACACCTTTAACGGTTCTGGTGATCTGGCTGGTAAGACGTTTCTTATCGTGAAGTTCAGCCAAAACCAAGGGTGTTTCGTGATCGAAACCTCGAACACGCTCCCCTAACTTATGGCTGCCCTTGCCTACACGGCCCAGGATTCCACGTCGGCGCTGAGCGCTGGCGCGCAGGCCGCGAAGGCGTTGTCGTCGACGGCGAAATCCTCGGAGCTGATGCGGCCGCCGGGCTACCCAAAGAGCCGCGTTGTGAACGAATGAGGGTCATCAAGCTCGCGACGGCGTACACCCTGACCGTCTTTATGACGGACACGGATCACATCACCGGCAAGACCGGGCTGACGCTGACCATCACTGCCAGCAAGGCCGGCGCGGCGTTCGGCAGCATCACGCCGACCGTCACTGAGCTCGTCAACGGCTGGTACGCGCTCGCGCTCACCGCTTCGCACACCGATACCCTCGGCGACCTGGCGTTCCACATCACGGCGAGCGGCGCCGACCCGACCGACCTCGTCCTGCAGGTGCGCGCGAACGTGCTCGGCGACACGCTCCCGGCCTCCCTCGCCGACAAGACCGGCTTCGCACTCACCGCCGCCTACGATCCGGCGAAGACCGCCGCCCAGGCCGCCGATCTCGCGACGGTCGCGGGGTACATCGACACGGAAGTCGCCGCGATCAAAGCGAAGACGGACAACCTCCCAAGCGATCCGGCCGACCAGTCCGTCCTGGAGGCAGCGCTCGCGGCGCTTCCCCTGGCCCCGTCCGCGGCGGCGATCCGGGCGGAGATCGACAGCGCCTCGACGCAACTGGCCGCGATCAAGGCGAAAACCGACAACCTGCCGACGGACCCGGCCGACCAGTCGCTGCTCATCGCCGCCATCGCGGCCATTCCGGCGCCGCCGGCCGTGCCCAGTGGCGCGTCGCTCGTCCAGGCGTGAGATACCGGGAGATGCCAGGGTGCCGAGGATGCCGTAGGATGCACGTATGAGTGAGGCACTCGGCAACCGGGCGGTGGGATCGACCATCCGGAAGTATTTCCGGACGACGAGCCAGGCATCGCTGCCGATCACCCTGGTCGGCGGGGCGGTCCGCGTCTACAAGGACGGCGGGGTCATCGAATCGGCGGCTGGTGTCACGCTCACGACCGACTTCGACGGCACGGTCGGCCTACACCTCGTCACCATCGACACCACGACCGATGCGGTGTTCTACGCGGTCGGGTCCAGTTACGCGGTGGTCCTCACCGCAGGCACCGTGGACGGCCTCTCGGTGGCCGGCGTGCCGCTGGCCAGCTTCTCGCTCATCACCGCGGCAGCTGCCGCCGTCGCGATTGCCGGGGTTACTCCGCTTCCCGGCCAGGTCACGTTCGAGTCGGTCTGGCGCATGGTCCTCGGCCATGCGCCGATTGCCGGCGCCGGGCTCGCGCGCGAATGGACGCAGTGGGCCTATAGCGAGTTCTGCCTCGCGCGTCGATCCTGGGCCCACCTGCGGGTCCAGAGCGGCCTCTCCATCACCGCCTCACGGAGCGGTACCTGTGCGGTCGTGCAGGGCCAGGCCAGCGCCGCCTCTGGCACACTCGTCTTTGTCGCCGGGGACGTCGGCCGCACCTTCCGGGTCGGCACCGGCGCCTACTACACGATTCTCAGCGTCACGACCGGGGTGGCCGCCCTCGATCGCGCCTTCGCTGAGACGACGGATGCGGCCGCGGCCGGCACCGTCTTTGACGGCTATGCCACCCTACCGGCCGACTTCGCGCGCTTTCTCGCGGTGATCGATCCGTCGATGCGGTGGCGCATTCGGTTCGACGTCAGCAGCGACTGGCTGAACCGGCTGGATCCCGTCCGGCAATCCGCAACCGGCTCGCCGCGGATCCTGGCCAACGCCACGTTCTCGCCCGTTGCCGCCACGCTCGGCCAGCCCCGCTATGAGTGGTACCAGACCTCGGCGAGCGCGCGGTCGTTCCCGATGTGGTACCTCCGCAAGCCGGAGCTGCTGACCGACGATCAGGTGCTCATCGGCCCGCTCGGCGATCGCAAGGACATCCTGGTCGAGGGGGCGCTCAGCCGGGCGGCGCTCTGGCCGGGCCTCGAGGGGCGGCGCAATCCCTACTTCAACCTGCCGCTGGCTCAGGTTCACGACACGAAGTTCCGCGATAAGATTTCCGCGTCCTACGTCGCCGACGAAGAGCTGTACTGGGAAGGGCTGCCGGTGGCCGAGATGGGCTACGCGCAGTTCCCGTTCGACTCGGCGTGGATGCAGCAGCACGACATTCCGGCGATGGGTGACCTGGCCAGCTGGTACTGAGACGATCGAAGGAGATCACCATGAAGGACTTTGGCGGCATCAGCTCGTTGTTCGAAGACGCGATTGCGCCGGTGCACACCAGCGGAGACGCGGCCAACGCCGACGTACGTGGCGGCATCAGTCTGCGCGACGGCACCGGCCAGACCGCAGGTGGTGAGACCGGGCAGCACATCAACACGGTGACGCTGCCGCAAAGCGACGTCAGCCCGACCGCGGCCGGCAAGACGATCAAGGGATCCTGACGGCAAAGGAGCCCCCATGGCGCTCACGATTCCGGTTCGCACCAAGTCGGCCGTGCACTTCATCGGGGCGATTGCCGCCGCGGGGGCGGCCGCCACTGAACACCTGAAGACGGTCGGCAATTCCTCGGTCACAGCTGGTGTCGTCCCTGAAGGACTGGCAGCCGGCGGCCACGTCCGATCGCGCGTGCGCTCGATCCGGATCCTCTCAGTGCAGCTGCTGCCGTGGGAAGTGCAGCTCTTTCACAAGGCAACCGGCGTCGGCGGCGCGGTGCTCGACACCGAGAGCTTCATCGGGTTGTGGTCGTTCGGCGGCAGCGGCACACCGGGGGACGGCAGCCAGGCGACCGGCGACACGTTCTACTACTACTACGTCGACGGGCTCGACGTGCCCTACGAGGATCTCGACAAGACGAGCCAGATCCACGTCCGGCTGGTCAACCGGCACGCGGTGACGGCGAAGATTGCCGGCGCGACTGGGGCGATCACAATCGAGTTCGGCATGGAGCCGTCGACCGGGAGGCCGTGACGATGAGGTCGATGAGGCAGCACCGATTGGCATGGCTGACGACAACGACGACTATCCTCGTCGTCCTGCTGCTCATGGCGGGGGCGGTCTCCGGCCAAGCACCGCTCTCCGCCCAGATTCAGCGTGCCCTTCGCAACATCTCGACGCTCGGCATCGCCAGTACCGGGACGCTCACCTTCGGCGGCGACACTACGCTGGCGCGCGGCGCCGGGGCCGGCACGATCAAGCTCACCGCCGCGACCACCACTAACACGTTCTCGATCGCCAACGGATCGAACCTGGAGGTCGGGGCGATCGGGTGGAGCGGGAACAACTTCCGAGTCGGTACTATCGGCGGCGTCAACGGCGGGACGGCGCGGGACACGGTCATCGGTTCGGCGGCGGGGGCGGCGAACGGGATCTACCTGGCCACCGAGGACACGTCGCGTTGGCAGATCGCGTCGACCGGGCTGCTCCGTCCGATGGTCGACAATGCCTACGACATCGGCGATGCGACCCACCGCATCCGCACGCTCTACGCCGCCGCCTACGGCCCCAGCAGTAGTAAGGCGTCGTACCCGGCGCAGACCACCACGGTCCGCACGATCAAGGGCACGGCCGGCACGTTGATGGGGTACTACATTTACAACCCGAACGCGGCCGTGGCCTACGTCCAGTTCTTCGATGTCGCCTCTGCGACCCCCGTCACGCTCGGCACGACTGTTCCTGACCTCACCTACGGCATCCCGGCAACCGCCGGGGCCAATCTCATCTCCGACACCGGAATCACCTTCACCAACGGAATCAAGATGGCGGTGACGACGACGGCGACCGGGCTGACCGCGCCGGGTACGGGGCTCGACGTGAATATCTACTATCAGTGAACCGCTGACATGGATCTCGTCGCCATCGTCACCGGCAACCTGACAGCCGCCGCCACCTGGGGGCAGACCGACGCGACCAGCAACCTGGTCTCGACCAACACCGGATCGACCGCGCTGACGACGTCCGATCAGGACTCGGCCGCCTTCGCGCCCGGTGCGATTACAGTAATCGGCATCGCGCTGCGTCTCGCGGCCCGCGCGGCTGGCTCACCGACGAACACCATCACCATCACGCTTCGGAATTCGACAGGGAGCCTTGACGTCGCCGCGGTCACCGCGAACGTCTCGGACCTGCCGGTCGCGGCTGCGGGTGCCAACTGTGAGGGCGGCTGGCACTTTTTCAAGTTCTCCGCACCGCAACTACTCATTGCCGCGACCAACTACATCGTCCGCGCCAAGCTGAGCGCGACCACGACTGCCGTCAGCCTCTGTACCAACGGCACGGGCGCGAACTGGCAGCGGCTCATGGTCACGTCGGGGACGGCGGCGCCTGCGGCTGGCGACGATATGCACGTCTGTCAGACACTCGACGCCGTGACGAATCCTGCGACGGTCACGGCGGTCACAGTGACGATGGACCAGACGGCGGCGACCGACTATGGTTCCGCCTCCACCAACGCCTACCTCGCGGCGCTCGACATCAGCAAAGGCGGCACCCTGACCTGGGGGGTGGCGGCGGCGACCGCGTACATCCTCCAGCTCTCTGGCAATCTCATCGTCTACCGCAGCGGCACCTACAACCAGGGCACGGTTGCCACTCCGATCCCGCGCGGGTCGAGTGCGACGCTGCAGTTTGATTGCGCGGCCGACAACGACTTCAAGATCCGCGTCATGGACGGCGGGACGTTCGTCGCGCAGGGGCTGTCGCGCACAGTCGGCAAGAACATCGTCTGGACGCTGCTGACAGCCAACCAGGCGGGGGCGGCCGTGGCGGCAACCGTCGCCGATGACACCGGCTGGCTGAACGGCGACGACATCGCGATCGCCTCGACCTCGCGCACGTACACCGAAGCCGAAACCGTCACGTTGTCTGGTGACGCAGGCGCGACCTCTCTGGCCCACGGGGCGGTGACGAACGCGCACGCCGGATCGACTGCCGAGAAGTGCCAGGCCGAAGTCATCCTGCTCTCGCGCAACGTGGTCATTCGCGCCGTCTCTACGACCCTGCAGTTCGGCGGGATGGAGATCCGAGCGACGGCGACGGTCGATTGTGACTGGGTGCTGTTCCGCTATATGGCCGGCGCCTCCCAGTACGGGCTCGACGTCAACATCACGACAGGTTCCGCGACGTTCTCGTATTGCTGCGCCCGCGACTGCGAGCAGGGCTGGCTCAACATCGGCGGCATCGTCAACGCCGGCACGCTCACCATCGAGCACTGCGTCGGCTACAACCTGAACACGACCAACAGCAACTTCTCCTACATTTATCTTCCGAACGGGAGTCAACCGCTCAGCACGGTCACGATCAACGACTGCGTGGCTATCCCGCGCGCCGGCGGGGCGCCGCCGTTCCGCTTCTACGGGATGTCGTCCTACGTGGTGCTGACGAACATCCGCGCCACGTCCTGCCCCCAGCAAGGCATCATCTTCGCGGGCGCCGTCGCCAACATGGGCGGGGCCACGATTGGGCCAATCACCACGCACAGCAACGCGAACGCCGGGGTGCAGTTCTCCAGCGCCATCACCAACGCCGTCTTCGACACGATCTACAGTTGGCGCAACGGCGAACATGGCCTCTACTTCGCGGCCGGGACGACCCACGGCAACCTGAACTTCGCCGGGACGGTGGTGCTGTTCGGCAACAACTCGTGCGGGATTCTCTTCAACGACGAGTGCATGCACGTCCGCTTCGTGGACCTGCGTAGCTATGGCGACAGCACCTTCGCGCAGGCGCGCGGCCTCTATTTCCAGCGGGCGTGCGGGCACATCCGGGTGGAGTCGGCCGATTTCAGCACGGCGAGCGGGATCTGGGTCGCGCACTCCACGCAAGACATCCTGATCGACAGTGCCGCGATCGTGGATCTGGTCATCAACAACGCCCTGCTCGCGGCGACCACCGAGCTCACGATGACGGCCGCCGGTGGCGGCACCGCCGTCCGTCTCCAGCGACGCGATCGCGTGGCCACGCAGCACGTCACCAAGACCGTGCGCGGCGACCTCACGTACGAGACCACGACGGTCGACGTCTCGCCGTCGCTCAAGATGACGCCGAACTGTGTCAGCCCGCTGAAGCTCCAGTCCAACGCCGGGTTCTACGGGAAAGGCTTTCGCGTCAAGGCGGACAGCGGGCAGACGGCGACGTTCAACGTGAAGGTCCGAAAAGACGGGACGTATGCTGGAAACGCTCCCCGTCTCATTCTCTGCGCCAATCCCGCGCTCGGCATCGCGGCCGATGTAGTGGGCGCCACTCTCTCGGTTGGCATCAATACCTGGGAGACGCTGACCTACACGACTGGCGCCGTCACCGACAACGGCGTGCTTGAATTTCTGGTCGACTGCGACGGCGTCGCGGGCAACGTCTTCGTCGACACCGCGAGCGCGAGCTAACTCATGGCGGATACCGGCACCTTCACCTACTGGCTCGACGGGCTGCCGGTGGTCGTCATCGTCAAGGGGACGAGCACCAGCGGGAGCTTCCTCTACTGGGAGGACGGGTTGCCGGGGGTCGAACCGAACACCGGGGATGCGCCGGTCACGTCCCCGTCACGGCTCGGCCTGCTCGGGGTCGGGTGATGACAGATGCCGCCCGCTATGAGTGAGGAGCGCGATCAGCAGCGCGAGCAGCAGCGCGACACCCGCGACCAGGTCCGCCGCAAGGTCGACTACAGCGTCTTCACCTGGGCGATCGGCGGCCTCGGGGCGTCGATGCTGATCATCTCTGGCTACCTGTTCACCGAGAACGCGAACCTGCGGACCGCGATTGCCGAACTCAACGGCCTCTCTGACGGGCGGGTGAAGGAGCTCTCGGCCAAACTCGAAGCCGAGAAAGAGAAGAACACCACCGTGCTCGTCTCGCTCGCCGAGATCAAAGGCGACATCAAGCTGATTCGCGATCAGCTCGAGCGGCAGGTGCGGACGGCGCCGGTCGGGCGGTAGCCGCTCGCGTCGGCCCGCCGCTACAATCGCAGCGATGCCGCTCCCGAATCCGATTCGCGGCGCTGCCGGAGGCTGGTGGTTTCACTCACCAGCCTCGTACCTGTCTGAACCCACCTTGATGTCGGTGGGCCTCGGTGCCACCCCCATCGTCAGTTTCAACATCGTCCTGCACAGCGCTACGTACCTGACGCCTCCCGGCACACTCACCGCGGTCGACTACTCAGTGATCCTGAAGTATCGCAATGCCGCGGGGACGGGCTACGTCACCCTGACGGCAAACAATCCGATTCCCGATTCGGGCATCGGCCATGTGATCCTCGGCGTCGCGCGCAGTGTCTGGGCCGCGCCTTGGCGCTTCGCCGTCGAGTTCCAGTGCAGTACCTGGGACGGGAGCGCCTACGCATTTGACGGGTTCGCGCGCTTGTACCTGAATGGCTCGCCGACGCCGCTGCTCTCGGCGGAAAACGTAAAGATCCCGATGCGGTTCACGTCGAACAGCAACCTGCGGTACTCGATTGCTCCGTTCCTGGACGCTGATCGCATCTGGGCGCGCGCGCTCCCGACCGTGCTGCCGACGGATGCAGACGGGCAGATGAACACGCCTGCGGCGCCGTGGGATCTGATCTTCTTTGAGGACTTCGACGGGGGACTTTACCCGGCGTGGACCGAATTCACGTTCTCCCCGGGATTCCCGACGACACCGTATCCCTGGTCGGATAGTGGCGGCGGCGGGAGCTGGGGAGTCGGGGTTCGCTGTAGCCACCCATCCGTGTACGCATGCGCGCCGGGCCTTTTTGCTCACTCGTTTGCGGGGTTGTACCGCGAAGCCTCTTCTGATGTGCCGGAACCGCCGCCGACGCCGCCTAGTCCGCCGGCCTGCGTCCACGGCTGCGTCCTCACCGACCCGGCCCCGATCGCCGGGGGCGGCCAGGGCTGCCGCCTCGGCGGAACGCTCGCCGGGCCTGATGTAGAGTGCGCCTGATCGATCGGAGATCGCCCGATGCCCTTTCAGAACACCACGCTGACGGCCCTGCTGGCCCGCCTGGCGCTGCGTTACGAGTCGGCCCCCTTCTGGGCGCAGCCCTCTGCGATCTTCGCGCTGAACGAAGCCCTGCGGCTCTGGAACCTGTTGACTGGGATGGCCCGGCTGAGTGCGAACATCCAGACGATCGTCGATAACCCGTACCTCGACCTCACGACCGCGTCGACCGGCATTGCTCAGCCGCAGTGGTTAAAAATTACACGGGTGCGGCGGGCGGCCGCGCTCCAAGAACTCAACCCGGTGTCGCTGGCCGGGCTCGATGCGGCGTTCCCCGGCTGGGAAGCCCAAACCACCGTGACGGCGCGGGTCTCAAGTGTGCCACGGTACTGGGCGCCGGCCGGGGCGGGCCGGCTCGCGATCTACCCGAAAGACACATCCATCGGGGCGGGTGGCAACGGCCCGCGGACGCTGATCATCGACGCGATCAGCTGCGCGAACGTGCTCGTCAATGGCGGCGACTTTCTCGACCTCGGTGACGATGAGCTGAACGTGCTGGTCGGGTACGCCTTGCATGTGTTGTCCTTCAGCAAGGGCACCACAGCGTTGGCGCAGACGCGGCCGCTCTACCTGGCGTTCCTCAAGGCGGCGGCTGAGCGCAACGCGATCTTCGCAGCGAGTAGTTTTTACCGGAAGATCATCGGACAGGACTGGACCCGGTTGGCCTACCCGCTGCGATCGCCGTCGGCACTGGCCACGGCGGCGGCCCTGACAGGAGAGGCAGCGGATGGATCGCAAACCGGAGGCGCCACACCAGCCAGATCAGTCGGACCCGACGCCGCCTGAGCGGCGGCAGACAGCTCGCCGACAGGGAGATCGCCGCCGTGTGATGCTGGGGGCTCCTGTCCCGGTTGACGTGCTCCTACTGCCGCCAGAAAAATTCAACGAACACGTCGAGAAAACCCTGCACTTCGTCGAAGGGGCGAGCGAGCTGGTGCGGACGGCCTACATGTGCCTCCGCCTGGTGAACGACCTCAGTCGGCTCTGTCAGCGCGCTCATCGCATCAGCCTGGTGGATTTTCCGGCACTCGACCAGCCGATTCGCGACTTGCGCCGCGATGCGGAAAATCTGGACACGCACGTCCAGATTGAACTGAGCCGACTCACCCAGCCGTAACGGGACAACCGGAATTACAATCCGCCGATGCCCCTCGCGGCGATCACGGACGACACCGTACTCCACGATCTGATGTGGCGGCACACCGAGGATGCCACCTTCAGCTCCGGGCTGTGGACGCTCACCGAAATTGCCAACTACCTGACCGAGCGGCAGAACCGGTTCAACGGCGAGACCGGCCTGGTCCTGACGCACACCGGCGCGGTCCTGGAAGCGGGCCCGGTCCTGACGGGCACAGGAGGCGCCACGTTGCCAGTCGATCCCTTCAGTCGTATCGCTCTGCCCACCGACTGGATCAGCACGCACCGGGTATCGTGGCGGTCGGCGGACCGGACCTACGCGGTGCCGCGCGGCGATCGCTTCGCCGCCTACATGCTCGGCGACAGTCCGTTCCCACTGATGCCGCTCGCCTACGACGATTCGAGCGGCGGCACGCGCGTCCTCGAGCTGCTGCCGGCGATCTTCCCGTCGACGGGCGCGGTCGATCTGCTCTACGTCGGGACGCTCACCGCGCTCACGCTCACGCCCGGCAACCCGGTAACGTTGACGGTGCCGTTCGATTTCGTGCCCTATCTCGTCTACGGCGTGATGAGCGACATGCTGAGCAAGTCAGGGCGCGGGCAGGATCTCGAGCGCGCGCGCTACTGCGAGCTGCGCTACCAGGAGGGCGTGGCGGTGGCGGCACTGCTCGCGGAGGGCTTCGCATGATGCACGTCGTCGTCAGCCACGCCAATCACGTTGAGCAGTTCCTAACTGCGACGCGCGTCTCCAGCATTGGTTGGATGCTCATCGTGGATTGGGTGGACCGCTCGACAGGAGCACCGGCGGAATCACCGTGCCGGGCACAGTTCCCCTGGCCGTGGGCCGTGACGATTGATGAATCCTGGGTCGTCTGATGGACGCGTGGTTCGTCGCGCACGGCTTCGATCCGGTCAGCTTCGCGCTCGGAATGGGCACGGCGAGCCTGATCTGGCTCAGTGTCATCTCGTTCCTGCAGTGGTATCTCAACCGGTGAGGCGCTGATGCCCCAATCTCCGCACCCCGTCCGTCCCGCCGCCGAGTCCCCCGCTGCCGATCACTTGCCCTACGAATCGCTGCCGCTCCCGATTGGGAATGCGGGCGGCATCGATCTCATCTCCCTGCTCGATCAAATCCCCTCGGGCGCGTGCTCGCGGCTGACCAACGCCGACGCCACGCCAGGCAGCGGCTTCTCCACCCGGCCGGGCCTCACCACTGCGACGACGCATAACGTCAACCAGGCGATTCACTCGCTCGTGCGCGTCAACGATCCGTCCTCCGATCCGGCACTCAACTACTACCTGACCGGGATGGGCACGATCCTGCGGTGGAATCCGTCCGGCATCGGCGCGGTCACCGTCGCGACGGGCTTCTCCGGCAACCCGCTCACCTTTGCCGTCACGGCCAACGAGTTCGGCCACCAGCAGACGATCTACGTCGGCGACCGCACCAAGATGGTGCAGGTCAATGTCACGACTGGGGCGGTGAAGCCGATTGGCCTGCCCGCTCCAGCGGCACCGGCGAGTGTGGTTGTCGCCGATCCGCTCAAGACCACGATTGCGGCGTTCACCGCCGCCGACCAGACCGCCGCCGCAAACTGGTTCCTCACGCTAGCCGTGACACAGGGGGCCGGCGTGCCGACGGTCGAGGACATCGTCGGCCCGTCCGGGGTTGGCGGCATCCTCGTCGTCGTCCATCCCGGCACGGTCCAGGGCGCGTATCAGTCCTTTGTCTGCTGTCCGTTCCGGCTGCCGGATGCGTCGTGGACGACGCGCGACTTCTCGGTGGTGGGTCCGGCCGGACCGACGCAGCGGCTGGCGACTGACGACGATCTCATCCACCTGTGGATGAAGTTCAACCGGCCGGATCACGTCAGTGAGATTCGGATCTACTTTCAGTGCTCACCGCTCGATAGCCCGCTGCCCGATCCGTTTCCAGTGCCGGGTACCTCGTCGGAGTCAAACGTCGCCGCCTACATGCGCGCATTCCGGCCGAGTGACTACACCGCCTTCATCGCAGGCGACCAAACCGCCCTAGAAGCCGCTGGTGGGATCCGCAGCAACGCGCTGCTTGACGGTGTAACGGAGCCAGCCCCGCCGCCGGGAGAGCCGCCGCCGCCGTCCGACACGCCGTCGCAGGTCGTCACCCCCGCCGGCTCGCGGTCGTGGGCCGAGTTCGGCCGCATCGGCGTCCCGCTCCGGCGCAGCGACTTCATGAAGATCGGCACGGCCGGCCAGGACGGCACCGACTGGTCAACGATCTCGGCCCTATGGGTCGTCGTCAGCACGATCGACAACTTCGATGTCGACGTGGCGCTCGACGACTGCTACCTGACCGGCGGCTACGATCCCGACACCAGCGAGCCGGATGCGACACCCTACGATTACCGGCTGGTCAACTACGACACGACCAGCGGCGCGCGCAGCAATCCCTCGCCCGTGATGACCGAGACGTTCGACGTCGCCCGGCAATCCGTCACGATCACCCCGACGGCCGCCTACGGCGATGCGAACGTCCGGCAGGAGGCGTACCGACGCGGTGGCAGCAACGGGGGCGACTGGTTCTTCGTCGCGGCCAACAGCGCCGACGGCGGCGCGATTCTCGACACCGCGAGCGACACGCTCGCCGCGGCGAGCCCGGCACTGCTCACCGACAACGATCAGCCCGTCACGTCGGTCACCGCGGCGGGCGCGGCGATCTACGGCCAGTCGGTGCGCGCGATCTTCGGACCGATTGAAGGGTTCCTCTTCGCCTGCGGCGACCCGCACCGGTCGGGCACGCTCTACTGGTCGAAGCGCTACGAGCCCGATCACTGGCCCGCCGTCAATCACCTGGAGACCTGTCCGGCGACCGACGAGCTGATGAATGGGGCGCTCTATGGCGCGCAGGGGTTCGTCTTCAGCCGCGAGCGGCTCTACTCGATCCAGATCGACCTCACCGGCGGCAACGTCGTCACCCTGCCGACCGATTGCGACAAGGGCATCGTCGGGTATCTCGCGTTCACGACCGGGCTAGGCGGCATCTACGGCGTCAGTCGGCACGACGTCTTCGTGACGCAGGGCGGCGGCCCGCCCAAGGTGCTGTCGAAGCTGATCGAGCCGCTCTTCAACGGCGAGACCGTCAACGGGTATCTGCCGATCGACTTCCACTACCTGACCGCGATCCGGCTGGCGATCTACGGCGACGATCTCTGGTTCGGCTTCCAGGACACCGGCGGCAGCCGGGTGTGGTGGGTGTTCTCGCTCATCTACGACCGCTGGCGCTTCGTCTCGTTCGCGCAGCCGGCGTGGCTGGTCTACCCCGAGCCCGGCGACAACACGAAGCGGCAGCTCATTGTTTGTGGCACTGGTGTCGTCTACGAGCACCGCGGCGTGACCGATGCCAGCCAGCCGATCGCGGTGAACATCCGCACCAATGCCGACGTCTTCGGCAAGCCGCGCGAGGAGAAGCTGCTCGGCGACGTCGCCATCCGCGCGCAGATGGGCGGGGCCAGTCTCACGGTGCAGGCCCGGCTCAATGCCGACACCGTCGCCAACGCCGCGATCACCGTCGCCGGATCGACCGCCAACGATCGCTACCTCTTCGATCTATTCGGAACCACGCCGCAGCACGCCGACAGTCTGTCGCTCAATCTCTCCTGGGCGACTGACGCCGGCACGACCGAGCTGCCCTATATCGACCGCATCGCGATCGACACGGCGATCCAGCCCGAAGTCACGATGAACCGGGCGACGACGTGGCAGCCGGTGAACGACGTCGGCGAAGGCTACCTGATGGGGTGCTCGATCGACTGCGACACCGGCGGCAGCAACCGGACGATCCTCGTCGAAGGACTCCTCAGCGGGCAGCCGGTCGCCGTCGCGACGCTCACCGTCAACAGCAATCACGGCCGCCGCCTGTGGTTCTCCTGGCCCGCGCAGCATGTCGACATGGTCCGCTTACGGCCGACCGGCACCTGCGCGCCGTGGATGCTGTTCGGTCAAGCCTGGATCTGCACGCCGGAGCCGCCACGCATCGCGGTGTGGGACTCGGTGTTCGAGAATCAGTGGGACCAGTACTGCACCGGGCTCGATCTCGAGTGCGACACGTTCGGCCAGACCAAGACGATTCAGGTGCTCGTCGACGGGATCGTCGTCAAGACCGACACGATTACGCACACCGGCCGCCTGGTGCACCACGTCACGATCCCGTGGACGCGCGGGCACGTCTTCCGCTTCGTCGCCACCGACAGCCACGTCGGGCTGCTCTACGCGCACCGCTGGCAGGTCGAGCCGGAGCCGAGCGAGCAGACCAACTGGAACCAGAACTACACGCTCGCCGGCACGATGGCCGACAAGTGGCTCAAGGGTCTCCTGCTCGAGTGCGACACCTTCGGCCAGGACAAGACGGTCACGGTCGAAGTCGATCGCGTCATCGTCCACACCGAGCTGGTGAACACAACCAACCGCACCGTCGTGCACGTCGCTTTCCCGCAGGTGCGGGGCCGGGTGTTCCGCGTCTATCCGACCGACGATCATCCCGGCCGGTTGTATTCATCAGCCTGGATCTTCGACGAGGAGCCGCTGCAGCTCACCCGCTACGAGACGCAGGAACAGCCCGACGGCATTCAGGATTTCCACATCCCGATTGACGGCCAGATCGCGATCCGCTCCACGACCGACGTGACGCTCACGGTGACCGGCTACGGCCAGAACGGCGTGGCGCTGGGCGGCGCGCACGTCTATACGCTGCCGTCGACGGCGGGTGCGAAGGCAATGCTGTCGGCGCACACGTTCCTGACGCCGCAGAAGGGGCTGCTGTTCAAGACGGTCTTCGAAGCGTCGGCCGGCTTCTGGCTTTACTCGGAGGAGTCATGGCTGACGATGCAGCCGCTCGGCGGCGGCCGGCCGGTGCGGGTGGCGATCTTCGGTGACGACGATCTCGATCCGGCACGCGAGATGCGCGATGCCTCACTGACGGCGACGCGCGCGGGCGGCGCTATCAGATCAGTCGCCTGACGTCAAAGGACACGTATATAAGTAGAAGTAATCTGTGGCGGGCTACAACTACCTCACCCAGATCCGCGACCGCGCAACCCGGGACACCCTCAAGGGCTTGACCGACCGGGTGAACGCACTCGAACGATCTGCCGACACGATCGGCACCGTCACCGAACCGCTCACCGACGATCTCAACGCCGGTAGTCACCGTCTCACGCGCGTCGCGCCGCCGACGGCCGACACCGACGCGGTCACCCTCCGCTTTCTCAAGAGCTATGTCGACGCCCGCCTCTCGGCCGCGGGCCTGATCGATGCGGCCGGGAACGCCGTGCGTCCGACGGACACCGACAGTGGCCAGACCGCGGCGGGCGTCGCAGCCGCCGGGGCCGACGGACACCCGACTGTCTCCGGACTCACCGCCTACAACGCCGGCCTCATCATCGGCGGGGTCGGGCATGAGTTCCCGGCGCTGGTCGCCCCCGCCGTCGACGAAGCGACGTTCGATGCGAACCGGCTCGAGCTGCTGCGCCGCACGATCTGGCACCTGATTCAATTCGGCTTCACCGCCGGACGCCAGCAGAACCCGACCGGGATCCTCTCGACCGACAAGATCGCGCTCATCGAAGACGGGCAGCTGCGCGCGTTCGACTGCTACACCGGCACGTTCACGGCGGGCCTCACGGTTCAGGCGCTGCAGGTCTATCCGGCGGTCCTGGTAGCCGACAGCGGGATCGCGGACTAGAATCACCCCGATGCTGGACAAGTACCTCGCCCGGATGCTCCCGCCGGATGAATGGCATCGGCTCGGCATCGCGCCGGAGCTGCTGCCGCGCGATCCCGATCGCGCCGTCATCATGGTGGTCGAGGACGAGGCCGGTGGGATCATCGCGCGGTGGATGGCGTACGACACGACCGTGCTCGAGGGGCTGTTCGTTGCACCCGCGCATCGGCATCATCCCGGCGTCGCGGGGCGGCTGCTGCAGGCGATGACCGCGGAGCTCGTCGGTCGCAACGTCGCGATGGCGATCACGCTCATCGAGGATCCCGAGGTCATGCAGCTCGCCGAACGGCACGGGCTCTACAGCCTGCCGGGGCAGCTCTGGGTGCTCGATCTGCGGCAGCTGTTGGCAGCAGGCGCTGCTCCACCAGACCCCCAGCTCAAGGACAACGCAGAGGAGATGTGGCAGGCACTGAAGCCGAAGGCGGAACAGGAAAGGTAGCGTCCCATGCCGGCAGCAGCTCCGTGGATCATCCAAGGCGGTCTGGCGGCCGGGTCCGCCATCGCCGGCCACTACGCATCGAAGTCGGCGGCGAAGGGGGCGATGGCGCGCTCGCCCGAAGAGCAGCAGGCGCTCGATCGGATCTCCGGCCTGGTCGGCCCGACCGCCGCGATGGGTCGGCAGTTCTCGTCGATGGCGCTGCCGCAAATCGGCCGCGCGTTCAACTACTACGGGAACCTGGTGGGCGGGGATCGCGCGGCGCTCCGCGGCGCGGTCGCGCCGGAGACAGCCGAGATCGGCGAAGCCTACAAGGGCGCTGACCAGACGATTGGCCGCAGTTACCTGCAGGGCGGCGAACGTGCACAAGCTCTCGCGGAGAATGCGCGATCGCGGTCGGGCAAGATCGCGTCACTCGTCAGCGGGGTGCGCCCGATGGCGGCCGAGGCGCTGAGCCGCCTCGCTCCGGCGGTCGCCAATGTCGGGCAGCAAGGGCAGTACCTCGCCGGCATCCTCAACCAGGGCGTGCTGCAGCAGGGCTGGCAAAATCGTCTGCTGGGCCAGCAGGCGGGTACAGCTGCCTCGAACCGGTGGGGACAGCTGTTTGCCCGGTTATCTGAGCTGGTGGCCTCTGGCGGCAAGACGGGTGGCAAAACGACGACGACACAACCAAGCACGGCCGGCTCGAACATCTGGTCGCTGTTACCCGGGTATGGCACCTCGCTGCCAGGGCTCTATGGTGATCCCGAGGACTACAGCTAGGAGTCGTTGATGGCTGACGACTTTTCCGCCTACGGCTGGGGACAGGGGCTCTCGGACATGCTCGGCGGGTATCTCTCCGAGACCGAGAAGATCCGCGCCGAGAACGACAAGAAGAACCAGGAGCAGCAGCAGGTCGAGCAGGTCGCGCTGCAGCACCTGATGACGTCGGACGATCCGCGGGTCAAGGCCGCCGCGATCACGGCCTGGCTGCAGCCGCGCAAGGCCGGGCCGGGCGTGCTGGCGAAGTGGTACGGCGCGCAGGAGGGGCATCCGGCGTTTCAGCAGGTGCAGACGATTCTCGGGCAGGGGACGCCCGGCATGGCGCCGTGGCTGACGCCGGAGCAGAAGACGGCAGCCGAGTATCGAGGCGCGCGCACCGGGCAGGCAGAAGGGATCTTCAACGAGTACGAGAAGCGGACGGGCGGGCCGCCGCCGCAGCCCTTCGTCGAGAATGTGCTCAGAGCCATGTCGGGCGCAGCGCAGCGCGCGATAGCGCTGCAGCCTGGTGTTATCGGTCGTCGCGGAGCCGACGGCAAGATCGTCTACGAAAACGGCTTCTTCGATGCGTCGACCGGCGAGTACTACGACTCGACCTACACACCGGTCTACGACGGCGTCGACTTCAGGAAGACCGGCATTCACGATGCCGGCAGCCAGAACATTCAGTGGAAGCAGCGTACCGATGGCAAGTACGACGTAATGAACAAAACAACCGGGCAGGTCATGGCGACGACCGACCAGCCCTACGTGATGCCACCTGCTCCGGCTCCTGGAATCATCCAGCCACGCGAAGGTCAGCCAGCACAGGCTGTCACCGGTCGCGGCACCGGGCCGTTCACGGCAGTCGACATCGCAGGTACTGAGCGGCCACAGGAGACGCTGCGCGAGACTTACCAGCGGCTGAACGCGCTCAAGTTGAACATCGAAGCACGCGCACAGAAGGAGGATCCGAATATCCTCGGACTCGATCGCATCCCGTACGAAGCTGCCGTCGACCACTACGCCCAAGTGAACGGACTTGAAAACTACGCTGCCCTCATCAGGCGCATAAACGAGATCGATAAACAGTTGACGGCGGGGCGGAAACCGCCGCAGCAGAAGCCGCAGAGCAACCTGACTCCGCCGCCGGGCGGCATCACGCCCGCCGACGCGACGAGCCAGAACGAGGATCTGGCCCAGAAGCCGCGCGCGCTCGATGCGGCTGGCAACGTCGACCTCAACGTGATTCGCGCGCGCGTCCGAGCCCTCCAGGGACAGGGACGCGGCAGCGAACCGCCGCGGCAGCCCTAGCTGTTTCAGATGGACGTCACTGCCTTCGATCTCGCGCAGCGCTTCGTCGGGGTGAAAGAAACCCCCGGCGTGCACTCGACACCGGTCGTGCTCGCCATGCTGAAGCTCGATGGCGAGTGGCCCACTGACGATGCCGTGCCGTGGTGCAGCGCATTCGTCAACGCGATCTGCTGGCTGCTGCGCCTGCCGCGATCGAAGTCGCTGGCGGCGCGCTCCTGGCTGCAGGTCGGCGCGAGCATTCCACTCGCGTCGGCGCGGCCCGGCTACGATGTCGTGGTGCTCGCACGCGGCGCCGGCGGGCATGTTGGCTTCTATGCCGGAGTCGATGTCTCCGGCACGGTGGTCTTCCTGCTCGGCGGCAATCAGCATGACGGCGTGAACGTCGCGCCATTCCCCGTCGAACACATCCTCGGCGTCCGCCGGATCGACACTGGACATTGGTGAGATGCCACCGCAGCAACCCGATCCCGGCACACCTGCTGCACCTGCGCCCCCGCCAGGCCAGCCGCGCCGACTGCTCTCACCCGAAGAGTTCGCCGGCATCTGGCGCCACGCCTATCCGGAGCTGTCGAAGGAAACCGACGACGATCGCCTCCTGACGCACGCGATCGTCGGCCTCTACCCTGAGTTCGGCCGGGACGTCGTGGATGTGCTCGGCGGCGCCGAGATGGCCCAGGCGCCGCCGACCGCGGCACCGCTTCCTGGGCTGCGTCCGCCGCCGTCGCCCATCAGCCTGGAACCCTACGGCCCTGACGTGGGTCCGCTCGAGACGATCGCCCGGCAGACCGTTGCAGCGCAGGCCCAGGTGCCGGTGCAGGAGACCTACACACGGCAGCGGGAAGCCGCCGTCAACGCGGCGTATCAGGCGCAGAAGCAGCAGCGCGAACGCCGACATGCCGCCGGACTCCCGCCGAAGCCGACTGGCATCACGCTGCCGCCGGCCGAAGCGCCACCGCCCGAAGCACTCTCGCAGTTCGTCACGCACCAGCTCGGAAGCTTTCCGACGGGACTGGCAGGGGCGATTGAAGGGACACCGGATTTCCTGCGCGCGATCGGCCAGGGTCCGGCGATGACCGAATGGCGCCTGCCGCATCCGCCCACGATGAGCGAGCCGGAGGTCGCGCACGCGGTCGCCAAGTTCGCCAACAACAGCATGGAAGCGGGCACCTTCCTCATCCCGGAGGGACTTGCCAAGCATCCGATTCAGACCGTCGTTGGCCTCTTCTTCGGCATCGGCACGTCGCACATTCTCAATGAGGTCGGTCAGTCGCAGGGATGGGATCCGCGCAACACGGAGCTGGTCTCGACGCTCGGCGGCCTGATTACCGGCATCACGGCCGCGTGGTCGACGAGGGTGCCCGGAGCCGTCTACCGCCACTTCGACGCGCGCGCGACCGAAGCGGAGCTGGCCAAGCAGTACATCGCCGCGGCCGAAGGTGAAGCGATCGCGCAGCCGATTCGCGCGGCGGCCGCAGCCGAGCAGGCGAGCCAGCAGGCGATCTTCCAGCGCGCGTCCGACGCCATCCGGGAGATGCAGGAGGAGCGCCGCGCGAAGACGCGTGAACTCTACACCCGGGCCTGGTTGAATCGCGTCCGCGAGACGGCTGCACTCCAGGGCACACAGCCATCGCCTTTCACCGCGATTGACGCCGCCAACACCAACCTACTGCTGCAGCATCTCGATCAGTTCACGCAGCTCAGTGACGGCGCGCTGACGCGGATGGCGAACTACCCGACGCCGTACAGTCCACCGCCGCCGCCGCTGGAGCTGTCGCCACGCGGCGGGACAGGGCGAGATTACGGCCCTGGACCAGGCGGCCCGATTCTGGGGGCACCGCCTGACTATGTGCCGCCGCAGATCGAGTCCACGACCGCGACACCGTATCGCGGCCCGCGCGTGGCCGCGTCAACGGAAGAACCGCCGGCGCCGCTGACCCCACTGACCGAGCTGCTCGAAGGGCAGTTGCGCGCGCAGCCACAACCGGCGCCCGGCACGACCGGGCCGCCACGGCCAGCCCCCGCGACAGCCGAACGGATGCGGGGCCGCCTCCGCGAGCAGCAGTCCTATCTCGATGCGTTCGAGCAGGAGATGCTCGATGCGACGTCGCAGATGGAAGACATGCCCCACGAACGTGGGCGGCTGGTCTGGAACCGCGGCACGCAGACGCTGGACGAGGCCAACGAAGTGTTCCTCCCACCAGTGCCGGGTGCGCCGATCTATCACGACATCGTGGGCCACGATACGGCGAATCCACCGACGCGTGCCTACATCACGGCGATCATGCAGGCGTGGCGGGAGACGCGCGCGAAGACAGGAAACGAGCTGCTGACCGCTGGTGAGATCGATGCGAACGGTGATACCGCGATCACGCGGTTACAGGCACGGCTCGGCTTGAAAACGACTGGCGGCGCACGCCGCGCGTACGACACCTGGATTCCCGAAGTGCGCCGGGCTGTCGACAAGAACGTCCGGCGACGGCTGTCGGATGTGGCGTGGCTGCGCGAGAAGGGCGGTGTTGAGCAGCCGACCCCGCCGCCGGAGCCGATTCCCGACTTCATGCGGGAGGACTACCAGTTCGAGCCAGAAAAGACGCGCGGTGAGCCACTCGAACCGGGCAGCCAAGGTGAGCTGCCCGGCACCGGGCCGCAACCCGGCATCAGCACACCGACCGGGCCGCCGCCGGAAGTCCCGTTCTCGCTGCGTGGCCCTGCCGTGCGCGGCACGCCGCCTGTTGAGGAGCCGCTGCCGCTGCCAGAACCGCCAGAGCCCGGCCAGGAGGGCATGATTCGCCTCGACCTACTCGTTCCCTTTGCCGACAAGCTCGATCGGTGGGCTGAAGCATGGCACGCCGGCAAGGAGCGGCGTGCGGCCGCGCGGCAACAGGTGCTCGACGAGATCGATCGAGCCATCGATCAAATGATCGCCGCCGGGCGGATTCGGGAGGACGACGCGCCCAAGGTGCAGGAGACACTGCAAGAGGTGCTGGAACGACGAGCGGTGCCAAGCGTTCGGCAGCTTGAGCAGAGCGGCCGTCCACCGGCAGCCCCGACGCGACAAGCCCCAGCGCCACCGCCGGACTACACCGAGCGCACACTCGTCGACTACCAGCTCCCTGACGGCACGGTCGTCAAGGTCGATGACAGTGCGGCGAAGGGTGCTGCGACGATCGACTTCACGCTGCAGGGCGGGAAGATCGTGCAGGCGACGCGGGTGTCGCCGGTGACGCCAGGCATCGGCGCGCGGATCAGGCCGTTCGTCAAACCAGAGCAACAGCGCACCGTTACGCTCTACCGCTGGGAGCCCGAATCGGGGACCGGAACCGGCGTGCCCGATTGGGTGCGGCAGTCGCCAGACTATCAAGCGAGCCAGCAGGCCGCCGGCAGCTGGTACACCGATACCCCGGAGCATCTCGAGTTCTACAAGCGAGAGAGCGAGGGCCGTGGGCGCGTCGTCCAGATCCAGGTCACACCGGAAGAGGCCGAGCGGCTGAAGGTCGCCAACAATCCGCAGGCCCCGCACGCCCGGTTCTCAGCCGACCCGGAGCACGAGTACTTCGTCCCGGCTGACGTCCGCGCACGTGCGCGTACGGCTACACCGAAACCCACCGGGGAGGATCTGGCCGCCCTGCACGAACGGGTCATCGCGCTCGACGACGAACTCGGGCATCCATTCGGAGACCGCGACGACTTCTCCGCCATGCTCAACACGGCGACCGAGGATCTCGATGCCGGCACGCTACAGGCGGCACTCCAGGATCTGGAGGCGGTCCAAGCACAGAGATGGGGACGCGGATCGGAGCAGCAGCCCGCCCTCCCCGGCGCCGAATCCGTCCGCGAGACCGAAACGCCGACGCCCGAGTTCGAAGCACCGTTCTCACTCACGCCGCCCGAGCACGGCACCCCGCCGCCGTCGCCGATCGGGCAGCCGTCCCTCTTCGGTGCTGAGCCGCCCGGGCCGGTCGGGACGCTGCCCTTCACGCCGAAGCCAGCCACGGTCCCGCCGGGATGGCAGAACGTCGGCGGTGTGGACCTGCCGCCACTGCCCGAATCACTCACCGCAGCTCCGAAAGGACCGGCGCAGATCCGGCCATTCGAAAAACCCGGCGGGGAGCCGAGCGAAGCGCCGCCCGAACCACCGCCCGAACCTGGTGCACCACCTGCGCCACTCAAGCCAGGCCAGCCCTCCCTCTTCGATCGCCTCAAAGGCGAAGAAGGCCGCATCGGCAAGGACCGCATCTCGCTCATTGGGCTGCGCGACGGCACGTCTGTCGAGCAGATGACACGGTGGCTCAAACGCAATCGCGCCGCCTATGGCGACACCGACTGGTTCAAGGAGGTCGAAGCCGCTGTCGATCGTGGTGATGGCCGGACGGCGTTCCGCACGGTCCTCGTCGTCGAGACGCTGATGAACAAGGAAGTGGTACAGACGCCGAAGATCATCCCAGGCGAGCAGGTGCGGCAGCCAGGTGGGCAGTACGGTCCGTCGCAGCCGAAGCAGATTCTCGAGCCGACGACACCCGGCTACAAGGTGGCGAAGAAGGACATCGAATCCATTCTCGGTGTGCCGCTCCCGCCTGACTTCGGTGTCGATACGGTCGGCGGCACCTATCTCGGCGATCTGCACGGGCGGCTGCGGATGCCGGCGACCGACATGCTGCTCGCCGGCTCGATCGTGCGCCCGCTCATCGACGCGACCGATCCGACCAAGGTCATTCTCATCCCCGGCAACACCGACACGCGGCTCCGGCTGTTCCGGCAGATTGCCGATCAGATCGCGCGCGAGATGCCTGACGAGATCGTGCAGCCATTGATGGAGCTGACCGGCATCAAAGATCCGATCGAGCTGGCGAAGCACTTCACCCGGCGCGCGTCCGACGCCGGCCGTCTGCTGCAGTCGCTCTCGGCCTGGCGCGATGCGAATTGGGACCAGGTCGTCAAGCTCACGCGCGAAGGCTTTGGCGACACGCTCGACGACGACGACGTCGCCGGGCTATCGAGCCGGACGCCCAACGGCTTCCTGAAGTGGCTCTACACCGAAGCCACGCCGGAGGACTTGAAGAACATCGGGTTCCGGCCGCCGCCCACGATCAAATTCAAGACCAAAGAGGGGGACGCCTGGGCGAAACGCTGGTTCCGGTCGAACCTGGATCGGCAGGCGCGGACCAAAGGGCTGCAGGAGACGATCGACAACCTGACCAAGGAGATGAGCTGGTTGAACATCGATCGCCTGATGCTGCAGGGCTCACTCGACGCCAGCCGCGGCGGCCGCAAACGGGACGCGATCGACATCACCGAAGACACCTCGCGGGCGTTTGCGATCAGTCAGTTGTCGACGGCCAACCGGAACTTCGACACGCAGGGGATTGCCTACAACGTCGCCGGACTCGATGACCTGCTCGGTGCGGCCGCCTCCGGCCTCTTCGGCGTGATGAAGAAAGCCGTTGGGATGGAGTCGGCAGCGCCCAATCTCGCCGACGCCAAGCGGCTCATTACGCACGCGCGTGAGCTGGCGAAGGCGGCCTGGCCGGGATTCGCGGGCGGGAGCTCGGGGCGCGTCGGGGTCCGCTCGATGCTGCGGCACCCGCTCACCGATACGATGCAGGTGGTCTACGACCTGCATCGCGAGCAGCTCAAGGGGATGTCGTCAAGCGACGTTCGCAAGGTGCTCGCGGTCGTCGACGAATTCCCGCGCCACGCGGCGGCGCTGCTCGGCGCGACGTCGTTCGAGGAAGCGGGTGGTGCGGGTGGAGAAGCCGGTGGCGCCATCGGTGTGCCGCAGACCAAGCTCGAACGCTACGCCGCACTCGCGCACAAGGCCCGCAACTTCGTGACGACACCGACGCGCATCCAGGAAGCGATGTATCGCGGGATGGCGGCCAGTGCGTCGTTTCGATCGCAGCTGCGGGAGAAGGGACTCGATCCGGCGGCGGTCCTCGCCGGTGACGACACGGGCGATCCGTTCCCCGGCCTGGTCGAGCGCTTCGGCCAGCAGGAAGTCGAACGGATGGCGGGTATCGCCGTCTCGAGCGCGCTCAACGCCACGTTCGCCGCCAAGCCGTATCCCGGCACGATTCCCGATGCGCTGATGCGGATCTTCTCGGCAGAAGGCATCGGGCCGGTGCTGCGGACCGGCTACCCGTTTCCGCGCTTCAACCTGGTGAACGCGCCGCGCTGGTTCTACGATCATTCGCTCGCCGGCCTGTTCGATGCCCCGCTCTACGCCCTGAACGTCGCCGGCCGTGCGATCGGCGTGCCTGGGAGCGCCCCGTTCAAGGGACGGCTCTACCGCGGCATCGAAGCCGGGCTCATCCACGATCAGATTCCGAAAATCACGCAGCAGATCAACGGCGCCCAGTACGACCTGGCGGTCACGACGCAGGAGTACACCGCTGCGACGCTCGCCGCCAAGCAGGCGGGGATCGAATACCGGCGGCTCGAACGCCGCGCCGAGCAGACCGACACGCTGCCCGACGACATCAAAGATGCGATGGTCCGGGTCGGCGAAGAGATGCACGCCCAGATCAACGCGGCCGACGACGCGCTCGCCGATCACCGTGACGCCGGTCGGCGGCTGAAGGAGTTCAAGCGGCAGCAGCAGCTCTACGAAGAGAAGGAGATGGCGGCGACCGAAGCCGGGATGCCGAAGTCGTTCGGCGAGTACTGGGGGCGGCAAGCCAGCGGGCTGGCGCTGCTCGGGGCCGCGCTCGTCATCCGGTCGTCGCGGAATGCCGACGACACCAAGTGGTACGAGTACCGCATCAAGGGCCACACCTACGATTTCCGCGCCTACTCGCCGGTGCCCGTCCCGTTCCTGCTGCCGGCCGACGTCCTCATCGACGCCTGGCGCCACACCGATTGGGACCAGTTCCATCAGATCCGCAATGACTACTTCGCGAATCACCCGGACGCCGATCGCTGGAACCCCTACACCCAATCGGTCGCCACCGAGCAGGCGATGGAGCAGGCGTATCACGGCAAGTACACTGGTGAGTCGCTTCGCAACGAAGCCGCGGCGGCTTTCTTCTCGATGAGTCGGGCGATGGGCATCACCAGCGCGGTCATCGACTACCTCACGGGGCAGACAGGGTCGAGTGGCAGCGTCGGGCACGAAGGCATCCAGCAGCGGATCGCGGCTGCGGTCTTCACGACCATCGGCCAGTTCCTCGGCCGCTTCACGACGCCAGGACAGATTCCCAAGGACATCATCGGGCAGTTCTCGCCTGAAGAGGCCAAGGCTCGCATCCCGGAGGAATCGACACCGGAGCACCCGAACCTGACGAAGCTGCTCTACCAGCCGGCGCTCGCGCATCTCCCTGGCGCCAGCCGCTACATCCCGGAGAAGATCAGCCCGTTCACCGGCCAGCCGATCACCGGCGTCAACACCGGACTGCGGCAGCTCGTCGGGCTGACCGAGCGCGATCGCAACCGGTTCGAGGACGAGCTGAATCGCACCGGCACGTCTTACGGCACGCTCGCCCCGAGAGCGATTGGCGAGCGTGACTTCGACAATTCGGTCGCCGAGCACTACGCCGAGATCCTGCGGACGACGATCGGACCGAAGCTGCTCGACAATGCGCGCTACGCCAATCCGAAGACCGAGCCAGACGTGAAGCGCGAGCTGATTTCGAAGTACATCGGCGGCGCGAAGCTCAAAGCCTATGTCGAGGCGGGCAAGGACTGGAACCTGGATGCGCGCGAGACTCGGGGATTGACCTCACCGGCGCAGGCGGAGCGGCGGCGGCTGTTGAAGCGGTGGATCGGGTTGCTGCAGCAGCAGACCCTGGAAGACCATCCGGAGCTGAAGAACACACCGACAGAGCCGGAGCCGGAGCCGCGGCCAGAGCCGCCACCGCAGCCGTTTGGCGTGCCGCCGCCGCAGGCGTTCAATCAGTACGGACCGCCGCCGTCGGCCACGCTCTGAACGTAGGCGAGTATCAAGATCGTTCGTTGAATTCTTCTATAGTACCGCGCCAAATCATGGCGTGCTCCGCATAGACGACAAGACGTGGCTCGTCCACATGGCCCACGACGCGCGGGAGGAAAGGCCGTGTGCGGCTTCACGGCTTTGCAGCAGCTACAGATTCGCTCCTCGTTTGGGTTACCGCCAGCCGCCCGAATTCGCATTCGCCAGTGCAGAAGGCGGTGGTACGCCTGATCCTGGCAGATCACCAAGTTTCGATTTCGATTGTCGAGTGAGTTTCGGTTGTGGTGATGAACGACAGCCTTCGGCGGCAGCTTGTGACCGAGTGCCTGTTCAGCAATGAGAACGTGAAGCTGTTGATTGTCGCGTTTGGAGTAACCAGCGTGGCGGATGTTCAGTTTGGCTCTGTGGCCTTTGATGAACCGAACGCACGATGAAGATGGGCGACGCGGTGCGGACACCAAACGACCACAGCCACATTCGCAGTACTTACCGCTAGAATTGACGTCAGCCATCGCCGCGAACCTCGCACTTCGCAGGAGTTGGTGAGAAGCCGATCGACGTTGACGCGCCGATCGGCTTCGTTAGTCTAGATCACTTCACAGTCCCCAACGAGAGGATCTTCAGGATCAGCGGAGCGGCTGATCGCTTCGCGCCAGCCACGACTTCGTTGAGCCGGGTCTCGACGTGACTGACCTCACTACTGAGTTTCTCGGTGTCGGCGGCCTGCTGCTGCCGGAGCTGTTCGACGGCGTACAGCAGCCGATCGACTTTGGCGTCGATGGTGGCGAGGCTGTCGGCAGGATCAGGCGGCGGTGACGGCGGATCGGCCGGAGGCGGTGTCGGTGTCGGCGGTGCCGGATTGAGATTGATCGGCGGCCGCCACCGCGCCGGATCGACCGGCGACAGCGTCATCCAATGCGGCGAGTTCGGCCCCTCGGGCCCGGCGCCGAGAATGTCCACGATCACGCCGTTCCGGTAGGCCACGATGTCGGTGGCGTAGCCACGACAGTTTGCGCCGGTCGGCTTGTCCAGGAGTCCAGCCTGTTCACTCGCCAGCAGCTGCACGACCCGCATCGTCACCTCGAATCGGGAGCAGTCATCGTGATCGACGGCCACGCCCGCTGCGATCGCGGCCGCCTTGGCTTGCCGCACCACGTCGGTGTGATCGATCGTCTGGCTGGTCGCCGGAGTGGCCCAGAGCAGACCGAGCAGCACCAGCATCGCCGCCATGAGAGCGAGTGCAACATAGTCGCCGGGATGATTGCCGAGATGTGGGCGGGGTTTGGTCACAATGAAAACCTCACCCTAGTTGTACCGCCAGATCGTCGATGTCGTCGCGCTCATCGATCTCATCCGGCATATAGAAGGGCTCATGCTGCGTTGGAGGCTGAGCAGGCGTCATCGGCGGGATCGCGTAGTCGGTCATCGCGCCCCACGTCTTGCCGACTTTGACAGCGACGTCAACACGCAGGTACGGGCCAATGTTCAATTCAGGTGGACACGGCTGCCGCAACTCCTCACGCCGCATGACCTCGACTACCGTTTCGATCACTCGATCGCACACCTGATTGGGAACTTCCAGTAACAGGCTGTCGTGAATCGGCGCACGAAACGGGGTCTTGCCGTAGTACACGTCTCCGATCCAGCTTTCTGAGTCCGGGTGGAAGAGATCGAGCTGCGCCTCCTTCAACCGACCAGCAGCGATCGATTGCGGGTAAAAGGCAATCGCCCGTTTCGCATCTTCGCCGAGCTGTAATCGGTACAGCCGTCCACCCGAGAGTACGATGCCTTTCGGCCGCCCGTGCTCGTCAAGCTGGCCGCGCTTCGTGGCCCATAAAACACTCTTCCGGTACTCCATCTGGTTCAACGGCTTCAGCGAGAGAATCGACCAGAACCAGTGTCGAGCCGAAAAAACGTGGTACTTCCCGCTCTGCGTCAACTGGTAGTAGTCATCGACCCACGGACCACCGAGATAGCCGTGCTCATGGGCCAGATCGCGCACGCGCTGATGGAACGCCTTTAGCTTCGGCGCAACGCCGTAGTAGAGATCCTGCACCTGCTGCGCGTCTTTGAGCGTCGGATACACGTCGGGGAACGTCTCGACCATGCCATAGGTCGACATCCCGTACGCGTTCGCGTGCACACACCGTTTGGCGACGTTGTAGGCCGCCGGTTCGTGCTGCTTGATCTCTTTGAAGTAGGCTGCGAGATCCGCATCGGACCACGACAGTGAGGCTGGTCGGTTCAGCAGGTGACTCGCGAGAAACGCATGGATCCCGAGATAGGCCAGCCGCACATAGTCACCGTCGCCCATCATCCAGCCCGTCTCGACCGCCTCGATACCAACGTAGTCGGCTTCGATCAACATGCAGCCAGGACTGGCTTCGATGCAGTCACGGAAGCCAGAGGCCAGTGAGTGTGGCCCACCACGATCGTGGTACACGTTCTGGATGTTCGGGTTCACCGATGAGTCGCGGAGGGTCGAAGGCCGAAACGTGATGAAGGGATGGAGACGTTCGTCAGCCCAGATGCGCTTCTGCGTGCCGACGACATAGGTCGAGTCGATTTTTTTAATCGCTTTGTACTCGAGTAACTGCTGATAGATCGGGTTCTTCGTCTTCTTCAGTAGCCGCTGCAGTGTTTCCTTATTGCCGGTCGGCCGCTTGCTCTTCTTCGCCAGACCGGGCTGCTCACCACTGTCCTGGATCAGTCGGAGAATCTGCTGGCTCGCATCGGGGTTGAAGGGCAATTTCCAAAACCAGCGGGGCTCTCGTCGCTGCTCTAGCACGACCTCCGGCTTCGGTGGGAGACCGTCCGTGAACAGCGACGGCTCGATCAGATACTTCGGGCAGCGGTGGCGCGGACCGACATTCTCTTTTTTCCCGCACGTCCGACACACCCGGACGGTGCTCACGACGTCGCGTGCGACCAGCTCAATCCGCTCGGTGAGATACGCGGTCTTTGCCGAGTCACCGTTCTTGCCGAACAACCCGGCCGGAGGACCGCCTTCTGGTTTCTCACGATACCCGTCCTTCGGCTTCAGCGTGCCGAGCGCCGTCGAGTCTCCGAGCTGCGCCAGGCGTGTCGTCGCTTCTGCCTGCAGACGCTGGTGAAAGGCATTCAGCCGCTCGGTGTTGACGCGCAGTCCGACCTCATGCGCCGGTCGCAGCACGATCTTCTCCCGCTCGTGCGTATGCCGGTAGAACGCCTCCCAGAGTCCGGCCTGCAGCAGATCTTTCACGACACCGTGACCACAGCGGAGAGTGTGGACGCCGTCGAGGGCGGCGTACTCAGCCTCACGGCCTTTCACCTTGGCCAAGTGCTTCCATGCCGCACAGACCGAGTAGAGCGGCGCCACGAAACCGAGACCCAACGGCAAGTCACTCTGCAGATGATGAAAAGCCCAGGCGACGTCCCAGATGTCGGTTCCGATGACCTTGTGCCCCGCCAAGCGGAGCCGTGGTTCGTCGTAACTTTTAAACCAACACAACACCGTCCCGGCTGCTGCCAGCAGGTCGTCGATGATCTTGCGGTACGGCTCCTCGTACGGGACGGTGACACCCTCATCGGAACGGTAGGCAAAATTCACGCGCAGGATCTGCGTCGAGGTGTCGGACGGTGTCAACTCTCCTTCGTCGCGACCGACTTTATCGGCGGTCTCAATATCGACGGCTAACCAGACCGCATCCGGGTTTCGTTGGAGCTCCTGCAAGTACGTTGACGCCCAGAACTGGAAGGCGAGCGGGCTCGGATCGAGGTGGAGCGTCGGCGGCACGGGAAGCTGCCAGCCAATCTCGGCAGCCTGCTTCGCCCGCGTGAGATCAAATCGAACGACGTCCGTGAGGTTCGCCGCGCCGCGCTGTATATGGGAGGGATGGTACGTCGGCACAATCAGGCGGCCTGCGGCCGGACCGTACTCGATGCGCTGCACGGTGCCATGAAAGTTCTGCAGATTGATTCCGTCCGCACCCCAGAGATCCAAGACCTGCCGCAGCGCGACCGCGCCCAACGTCACGATCACCCGATGCGGCTCCTGCAGCAGCGGGTCTCGATACTGCCCACACTGACTGATCGCCGAGTGCTGCCAGGGCGCCCCGTCGAGCCAATCACCGGGTGGCTCACAAGAGACGACGTTGCCAATGCGGATTGTCTCGCGGGAGAGGCCAGACCGCGTGCAGAGGCGCGACAACATACTGCCGGCCGGACCAGAGAACGGAGCACCAGTCAGGACTTCGACGTGACCAGCCGCTTCTCCGATCAGCAGAATGGGCGACGTTGGTGGACCGGAGGGTGGGACGAAGCCCCAACCTCTCAGTTCAAGTGTGCAGCCCGAACAACCAGCGGGTTTCCGTCGGCTAGGTAAAGGCACGAACGATGTTCTCGTGCTTGAGACGCCAGCGTGCGAGCGCGTACGACTGCATCTGACAGGAGGGCGAGCAGGTTTTCGTCTTCGGGTAGTTGACGGGGACGGTGTACTCCCCTCCACAAACTGTGCAGGTCCGCGTCTGCCTCGCGGCGCCGGCGTAATGCGTCCGGGTCAGCTCCCGACTGCGACAGGCAGCACAGACACCACGACTTTGGTGGGGATCGTCCCTTCCGCAAATGCGGCAAAGCTGTCGATGCAGACGATGCAAGCTCGTATGCCGATCCCGAGGAACGATCTCCAGATTCGCCAGATCGTTGTTGAGTTTGTTTCCGTCCTTGTGATGAACGCACTCATCGACAGCAAGTAGGCGCCCGATCTGCTGCTCAACGATGTACCGATGCTCCAGCACATCTCGCCCGTTCACACGTCGCCAGCGGTACTCCTTGTTGATCCAGGATTGTGTATCTGTGTGAGCGCCAAACGGGCGATCGAACGGCACCCCATCGTATTGCCGCTGCCAGTGAAAACGACAGAAGCCCTTCGCCCAATGCCTGCGACCGCACTCAGAAACACTACAGATCCGGTCAGCCATTTTCATCTCCCTAGCGATCGATCACCTGTCCTCTAAATTCTGGTGCGGGTTGATCACAATTCCAGGCGATCGTGCCGCTCGCGCTACAGCCCGGGCAGCGCCAGTCGAACTCCCACGGCGACGGCGTGCGGGTGATGAACGTGGAGCTGCCGCAGTCGCAGTGACCTTTGGCCTGCTGCACGGCGGCCTTCGCCTGCCGCTGATTAGTGATGCCGGTCGTGTTTTCCGCTTCGGATGTCATACATCGTCCGCCGATTGATGCGGCCGAGCCGCGCGAGATCGCGGCGAGCCTTGACGTCCGCGCGCCAAGTGCGCCAGCGGCGCCACCAGCGGACGAGGAAATTCATCACTCAATTATCGCTGCAGCTCGCCGCGCACGGGCATTCACTTCAATCCGGCAGTTTGCCGCCGCCATGCGCTTTGCGCCAGACATCCATGGCCTCGGCGAGCTGCAGCGCCTCGTTGATCTTGGCCGCATTCACGCCACGGTACGCGGCCCGCTCAGCCCAATCACGGACGATCGCCGAGGCGATCTGGTCACGCGCACAGAGCACGAAGAGTGGCTCGTCATCTTGACTATGGGAGAAACAGCTCCCTGGGTTTGAAAGTTCTTCGGCTTTCGTCATCACCAATCCTCGTCTGGCACCCGGCGCTGCACGTCGATGATCGTGCCGCGCAGCTCGGCGTAGCAGTACATCTTCGGCACGGTCTGGTAGTCGCCTTCGAACAGCGGCCGCAACTCCTTGATCATCGGCCCCTGGTAGAAGATCGCCTGGTCCTGGCTGTAGATCAGCACTTCGGTGTCGGCCGGCGGGTTGAGGTTGCGCTGGACCTTGACGATGCCGCGCCAGACCAGGCGGCCATGAATCGGACCGGAGCCGTTTCGGCGGGCTGCGATTTCAGGCATCACTTTGTCCGTGCTGCGCGCTGTGCGGCGCGTCGTCGCCGTAGATACTTAAGTGCCCGCGCCGCGCCAGCGACTGGATCAGCCTGATATTTCTTTCTCGCCCACTCCCGACCTTGATCACGGGCGCACACGCGACAGAAGCGCCAGCCCTTCGACTTTCCTTTCCACTCGGGCATCGGATCGAGCGGATGACCGCGTTTACAGGTGTCCTTCCGCGCATTCTGAGCAGGGACGCTCACCCCACGCAGCGCGTTGATCTTGTGCGTCACCGGCTCCAGATGTTTCGGATTACAGCAAGCGGGCGTCCGGCAGAGGTGATCGAGCTCCAGCCCCTCGGGCACCGGCCCGTTGATCGCTTCCCAGAGCAGGACGTGGACGTACTGGGCGCGGCCGTCCAATCGAAACGAGCCGTAGCCGCCGCTGAAGTGGCCACCGTTCCAGATCCAGCAACCACGTTCGTTGAGCGACAACTTGCCGAGATCGACGAATCGCATCGCGTCGACCGATGAGCGGAGCACGCGCTCTACGCCCATTGCATCACCTTCGGATGAGTGACGATCCGGGATTCAAATTGCTTGACCTGTCCGACGAGCCGCAGTCCGTCAGGTGTACGGCACCGCGACATCGCGACGTAGAGCATGAAGGGCGACGTGAAGAACTGCGAGTGGAAAATAACCTGCACCTGATCCAAAGAAAGACTCTGGGATTTATGTACGGTCGAGGCCCACCCCAAACGCAGTGGCAGGTAGGTGATCGATCCTTCGACGGCCTGCCGCGGCATCTTCACGCCTTTGTTCCCGGTCGCTGATCCCTTCTCACGGGTAACCGATTCGACGTTCACTTCCTGCCCGGTCCGCAGCAGCTTCACTCGCGCGGTCCGCTCACTCACGCGGCCGACGTACGTCCCGAGGTCGCCATTGCAGTAGATCAACGGAGCAGGAGGATCAGAGGGGTCATCCTTCGGATAGCGGCGGTTGGCGAGGATCATCACCAACGCGCCGGGCTTCAACTCCAAACGATCAGGGATTTGTTTCAGCCATTCGCTCGCCTGCTTCCCGTCCCGCTTCGCGTCGTAGAAGTCCGACTTCGCGATCAGTTGCAGCAGCCGCAGCTTGTTGTGCCGGTCCACTTCGTCGTTCTTCGCAAACAGCGTCGTGCCGTTGAAATTCGATTCCTGCACCGGCTGGATGCGGGAGCCGAAATAGTCGAGCGCCAGTTTCCGGTCGCCACGACGTACTGCATGAAGAGCAGTGATGAAATCCGGGTTGGTCTGTCGCCACTGCTTCCGCAAGACAATCGTGTTGTGCTGGAAGCGATCCCAACAGGGCGATTCAAAGGCGTACGGTGCGTTCACTGGGCCAAGTTGCAGGAAATCGCCAACCACGGTCAGCCCGAGTGTCGGCCGGTCATGCTCGACGTACCACTGATTCAGATCCTCGATGGCCGTCACAAGGATGGTGATCTGCTCGGCCGGGCACATGGAAATTTCGTCGCAGACAATCCGGGTGTAGCCCGATTCGACCAGCCGCTTGAGGAACACACTCAACCGCCCGACTTCGTACGACGAGCGGAGGTCTTCGGTCGAGTAGTACATCAAGAGGGAATTGATCGTGACTGCACCGGCGCTGAGGTTCACGGCGCTGATCCCCGTGGTCGTGCAGAGCACGGCGTCGTCGTAGTTCTCGGCCCGTTCCCGAATGAGATGGGTTTTCCCGGAGCCTGCGACGCCGGTGAGGAATTGGAACACCGGTTCGGTCTCCGGCGTCAGAACGACGACCGGTTCGTCAGCGACGGCGGTCTCAGACATCGTGCTCTCTCCTTCACGCTGTCACGGCAGTTGCGCGCGAACGGCGGCGTCCTTGGCTTCGAGCAGCTTCCGAAGTGCCACGGTGCGCTCGGCGCCCGGCTTGACGTAGAGGGCGGTCCACTCGGCGAGTTCACAGTACTGCCGGCTGGTGTCCTGCAGCTCGCCTTCGGGTAGGTGCGCGTACTGAAAGAATTTCATCAGCCGCTTGGTCGGTTCGTCTAGCGTGGCCGGTTCGTCCATCTCAGGCACCTCTCAGTTTGCAGACCACCGCTCTCGGGCCTTTGGCTGTTGACGTGACGAGAAACGAGACCGGCGTGCCCTGCTCCAGCCGTGACCACGTGTCACCCTCGCAACAACTCATGTGCAGGAACGCTTCAATGCCCGTCTCATCACCACGAACGAAGGCAAAGCCCCGGTCAGTGACGATCCGGATGACCGTCCCGTCGTGCCATTCTTCAGCGGGGGCGGAAGCCGCTGCATTGTCGCGCGCGTCGTTCCTCACGATGGTTTTCCCTCCGGCGGAAAGTACTCCACGTCCCCGGCCGGGGCATCCGTGTCCTGCGCCGGGGCGGGCTTCTTCGCCTCAATCTCCTGCGCCTTCGGATAGCTGACCGCGGTCAGAATGTCGATCGGGGTGCTGTTCTGCACAATGAGCGGCAACGTCACGGTCAGATCGATCTGATGCAGGCCCGCCGGCTGGCGCGGGTCGATGATCGGTCGGATGTCGACGATCGTCAGCACCAGCGGCAGGGCCGCATGGAGCTCGACCTGCACACCGGGGAAGAGCGGTCGGCGGAACCTATCGTAAATTCGCGTGGCTTGGGTGGCCATGAATCGAAGTCTCTCCTCTTGCTTCAGTCGTGCGGCTCGGCCCATGTCGTCTGTGGATCGCCGACGGCGCCAGCGACGAGGGCATCGGTGCCTTCGTAGCGGCTGACGACGTAGCACTCGTATTCCTTCATCACCGCGGCGTCACCCGTTGACGAGATGTCTTCGGCCACGATCGACACGCCGAGGATGTGGTGGCCGTGCTCCTCCATCTTGCGGAGCGCGGCCTGCAGCCGCTGGTAGCAGCCGGCGTCGAAGCTGGCAAACCCGAATGTGAGGACGTTGACGTAGATCATCCCGTCACCAATCGAGTCACCATTCGAGGATCTGATCCACCGGCCCTGGCGGATCGGCCTGATCTTCCGGCTTGTGCTGCGGCGGCAGCTTCTCGACTTCAACCACCTCACCAGGGGACGTGGCGGCGGAACTGTGGGAAGCCGCCGCTTTCGCGAAAGGGCGCGCAGTGCGTTTCTTGCCCTTCTTCTTCTGCGGGCCTTTCTGCCGACGCGGCACGTACGGCACGGTGGCCGTCGTCGCGGGGGTCGGGAGCGGGTTCGGCGGCGGCGCCGGAATCGCCGCAGGGGGTGGCAGCACCGGCGCCGCTGCAGCTGTACTGGCAGCCGCAGCCGCGGGAATCGCCGGCCGGGCCGCGCGCAGCGGCGGCTTCGCGTCTTTCCCGACCTGCCGCTTCTTCCGCCGCTCGTCGATCACGCGGCGGACCAGCTCGTAGGCAATCTCCGCCGTCTCGAGCGGCGTCGATTCGAAGTAGCGGAGCAGCGTGTGGATCTGGGTCGCGCCCTGCTGGGCGGGTGTCATCTTGCGTGGCATCGTCGTCCTCTCGTTTCAAATTTGAGCGGCCCCAGGTGGAAGCCGTTGAACCTGCGGGCCTGAAGTCCCGCAGGCTGGCGATCTTGGAACGGTGAGTCTGATACAGGTGGCCGCGCTGTTGCCAGCAAGCCGGATCGTGCTACCGTCCGCACCACGCTCGGGACCGCTCAACTCGTTCACTCGCGTGCTTGCTGCGTCTCGCGCTCGATCTCCGCGACGATCCGCAGCAGATCATCCGGCTCGATTACCGAAGCGGCCGTCTCGTTCGCCCTGAGCAGCACCCGTTTCACGTTCGCGCCGAACGCGACCAGGCGCTCATCGCCGGGGTCGTCGCGTTCGACGGTTGTGGCCAGTTCCAGACCGTGCCGCAGGTGCCGCAACCTGATAAGGGTCGCCCCTTCATCGAGCGCCTCCTGCCGCGCCAGGACGAGCGCCCGCCGACTGCTCGCGCTGAACCGTTCAAACATCGGCCTAGAACGGAATCGGATCGTCCGCGAGCATCGCCGGGGTCGGCTTCAGGAATTTCTCGATTTGAAAGAAGCCTCTCAGCTTCGCCGAGCACTTCGGGCAGTAGGCGATGTCCGAGTACCCGCCGCGTTGACCATTCTGGGCGGGGAGCTTGAACGCTGACGTGTAGAGCCGGTGCCCGCAGCCATGCTGTCCACTCGGATCCTGAATCGACGCAACGAGCGTCGGATCGTTCGTATCGTGGATGTAGCGCACTTTCTCCGGGTTGCAGAACGCCGACAGGCCGTGCTCGACCCGGAAGATTTTCCCGCCGAACTGCATCAGCGCATGGACCCACTCCGTGTTCTTCGAGAGTGGCCCCTTGTACTGGAGCGACTCCCGGAGCAGGTACGCGAGGTCGCTGACCAGCACGCGCGGCTCGCCTTTCCGTGCCCGGTTGCGGGGCTGGTTGGAGATCGACGTCGTCACCGGCGCGCCGTCATCTTCACTCCCGACGACGAGCAGCGGGTTGTCCTTGTCGAACCGGACGCGCAGGCGCTGGATGACGCGCGCCTTGTTCGGATCGGCCGGGTCCGGGACCGGGTTGCCCTGCTCGTCTTTCAGGATTTCGTCGTACGCCTCGATCAGGCTCGGCACATCGGACGGGAGCCTGAAGATGTGCGTACCCGGGAGCAGGGTCGGGAGACCTTGGCCCCCCATTTGAATCGGAAGTTCGGATGGTGTTTCCTCGATCACGTCGTCACGAATCGCGAGGTCGTTGATGCTGCTCATACGGTTCTCTCCTTTGTCGCTCTCCGTAGGTGTTTGTGCTGGTGCCAGTAGAAACGGCCACACGCACGGCAGCCACGACTGCCGTCCTGCCGCCGCGTCGTATTTGCCGTGTCGAACGGGTGCCCGTGGATGCAGGCAGTCTTCACTGCGTTCAGCGCAGAGACGCTGATCCCACGAAGCCGATTCACCCGTCCGGTGACAAGCTCAAGGTGTGTCGGGTTGATGCAGTGCCGGACACGGCACAGATGATCCGGCTCCAGTCCAGGAGGAATCGGACCGATGAAGAACTCGTACGCCAACCGGTGAGCACGCCATATCTTCGACACAGGTACCCGCTGCGTGATCGTGCCGTAGCCTTTCGGCGTCAGGTACCCGGTGAACAACCAGCAGCCGTTGCTGTCCTGTTCGATCTTCTCCATGAGCCGATCGAACAGCGGTGTGTTCTCGATGCCCTTGATGCCCACTACTTCGCCTCCGTTGCACTCGGGATCGGCGGACGCGTGGCACGGCGTGACGAGACCGCGCGTGTCGGGGGTGGCGTGGCAGGTGCCGCCGCAGCGGATGATGCGGTGGGTGCAGGTGCCGTGGGTGGCGTGGGTGGCGCTTCTTCTGTCTTCGGTGGCGGGACCAAGTGGAGATTGGCCTGCGCGGCCGCGGGCGAGACAGCGGGCTCAGCACCGGCGGGTAGCGGGGACGCAAGCACGGTCTGTTGAACGGGCGCGGCTGGTGGCGTAGGCGGCATCGGTGGCCGTGGCACACCTGCGGCCGGTGGCGGGGCAGCCTGCCCGACCGGCACCATGCCTGCCACCGGCATCGGCAGCGGCCGCGCCGGACCGGCGGCAACGCCCACTGAAGCCGGCGTCCGGGTCAGCACGTCCTCTTGGCCATCGTCCGTGAACGGCTTGAGCGCGGGCGCATCGCGGTACTGCTCCCCGGCGCGCGCCAACGATCGCTTGAGCGCTTCGTCCATCCGGCGGAAGAAGAACTTCAGCGAGCAGGTCGTAAACGGCGGCTCACCTTCCTTGTCTTCGAGATACGCCGGGAAGTCACCCGGCTCGCCTCTGGTCTTCGCCAGATGCGGAATGTTGCCCTCATTCGGATGCGCGTGCGTCTCCAGCCAGATCCGGTGCTTCATCGTCCCCGATGCAGTGGGGACTTTGCCGAGATTCAGGCAGTTGCCGAGCATCGATGGCAGTTCCGCGGTCTTCGCCGTGCCGGCGATCTTCGGGCCGAAGACGACGATGTTCGCGTCGTCGCTGCCACGGTTCTCCAGGAAGGTCGCAATCGGTGGGACGACCTGATAGGGGATGCGCCGCATGTTGGCGAGCCACGATGCGACCCGGTTCTGGGCGAAGCCGTAGTGCGGCATCGAGTTGCTGCCGAACATCATCGAGCCGGAGACAATCTTCGACGGCGCTCCCCGCAGGGCGTTGCGGTCGCCGCCGCCCATCTCGTCACGCGCCGACTTCTCGGCCATGTCGATCATGATCCAGTCCGACATCGCCGTGACCGAATCGAAGATGTAGAGCCCGACGTGCTTGAAACCGGGCGAGCGGACGACTTCCTTCTCGGCCTTGCTCCAGTTCTGCATGGTGACGAGCGTGCGGCACTCCGGACAGGCGTGCTGGAAGTGGTCGAGCAGCTTCAGGGTATCGACCGTCTTCACGGGATGGCCGTTCGGGCAGTACACCGCCCACCGCTGGACCTGCGGCGCGATCAGGCGGACGTACGGATCGGCGTAGCCGGTGTCCGGGTCGAGGATCTTCTCCGGCCAGTACCCCAGTGAGGCAAATTCGGCGGTCTCAAACGGCTCGATGTGATTCCGGGGCGTCCAGATTTGGGCAATGCCGAGCTTCGCCAGCCGAATCAGCTTGTTGCCGAAGCCCCCGGAGTCGAAGTGGTAGACGCGCGCGATGCGTCGGTACACTTCCCAGGTGTATTCGATCGCCTCACAGACCTGCGAGGTCTTGCCTGAGCCGCTGTCCCCAACGAGGCCGGTCACGGCGTTCGCCTGACTGGTTGGGTCCGCCGAGAGCGCCGCCATGCGCGCCTCGGCGTCGGATGCGGCCGCGGCTTGCTCCGGGGTGGCCGGTGTCGTTTCGGCAGCGTCACGCACGACGGGCGGCGGCAACGGTTTCGCTGCTTCAGGCGGCTTGGCCGGTTCGGGCCGTTGCGGTGCGGCCTGCGGTGCCGCGGGACGGGCGATCGCCGCCGGCGGGGGCGGTGGTCCTGGCGGCGGCGGCGCCGGGGGCCGAGGAACGGGCGGTTTCGGTGTGGCCATCGGTTTGTCTCTCCTTCACTTCTCCTTCACTCACTCCTGGTCCGGCGTGCCCGGCCCGCGGCTCACGCGCGCTACCGGCACATGCGGCGTGAAGCTGCCGCGATCGAACGACGGGCGCGGGCCCTCGCTGGCCGGCCGCACCGCTGGCCCCTGCGGGCCTCTAGGCGCGCTCGGCGGCGGGGGCGGCATCCCCGGGCTCGGCCGGACGGGTGGCGGCCCCAGCGGGGCGCCAATGGGTCCACGCGGGGCGGGTGGGGGCCCGCCGTAATAACCCTGGGTGGTCCAATCGGTCTCCGATTCGGGGTAGTTCGGCCACGCCTGACGGATCGCTTCGCGCGTCGGCTGCCGTGGACGGCGCATCTCACCCAGCCGCGGAATCATCGGCCGCGTCAGTGGGATCCCCGCCCTCCCGGTCATCTGCTCCAGGTACTCGACCTGCTGCTTCAGTGCGGACACCTGAGCCGTCAAATCGTTGACGGCATCGACCAGTTGATTGACCGTCGGCAGGCTTTCCTCGAGCACGGCCATCCGGTCTTCGGCGACCGCCGGCGCGGTGAGGCTCGTCGCGATCGCGTCCTTGATCTGATCCAGCTCGCGGTAGCCGCCGCCCAGCTCCAGCGGCAAGGTGTCGCTGCCCGGCGCATCGAGCAGCAGCGTGTAGGTGCCATCGTGCTCGGGTCGCGCGATGAGCATGATCGGGCGCGGCAGGTTGGTCGGATCGAGGGCTTTGGGATCAGCCATAGGTATCCCCCTGTTCACGTTTCAGCTGTTCCACCACCCACCGATCGACCACCGCCTGCAGGATGCTCGCGGCTTCCGCGAAGGCGGCCGCCTGGGTCGGGAGCCGCCGGCCGCATTCGGCCAATTTCTCCTGCAGATCCTGGCCAAGGTCTTCGACCGCGAAGACCAAGGACTGCCGCGGCTCCCGGCGACGGCGTCGTGTCATGCGGACCGCTCGATCGCCTCGGCGACGCGCACAATCGGGATCTATCGTCGGTCGGTAGTCCTTCGCGGCCATCACTCCTCCTCGTACCAATTCGACTCCCCGAGCGGGCACTCTTCTCTGAGCAGCGCCAGGCAGCGCTTCCGGCTCTCGCGGCCGACGCCGAAGCTCTCGGTCTCATGGCCGCAGGCCGAGCAGGTCGCCCGCACGCCGGCGACGTCGAGCGGCTCGCCCAGCGGGTTCTCCTCCTTCAGGGCGACGACGGCGATGCTGGCTTCGATCTTCGCCATCTACGATCGCGGGCGTACCGGTGTCGAGACGGCCCGTTCGGGTGTCCAACCACGCCGTAACCGTCGCCACAGCGTACCGATGTGGAGTCCGGAGACTTCCGCCCACTCCACCAGCAGCCGAGGCACGCCATTGACGACGATGACGCGATTCGTCGATCGATTGCGCTGCTGCTGTTGCCAGGTCGCCCACCGGCAGTTCCCCGGCTCGTAGTTGCCGTTGACGTCAGGCCACCGATCCAGCGTATGCGACCGCGACGGCTTGCGTCCCATGTCGGCGAGGAAGTTCACATAGTCCCGCCAGCGGGCACAGACGGTAATCCCCCGGCCACCGTAGCGGTCGTAGTCGTGGCAGGTCGGGTTCGTACACCGCCCGATCATCGCCATCCAGGCAAAGTGTTCCGGGGTCTTGTGCGACTCGCCGTGCAGCCGTGTGCCCACTAATCGTCCTCCCCACTCTCTTCTGGCAATCCTTCCGGCGGCTTCCAGCCGCGTGACTCCGCTAATTGATACTCGGCGGTGTGGTGTGGCGTCCGCTCGATGAACGCCCCGGCTGTCGGATCGCGCCACCCTTCACCTTCCTCGAAACAAAGCGGCAGGTACGGGCAGGGCTGCCCGTCGTACGGCCAGCAGTGCCACGACCGCGGCACGACCGTTTCGAGGAACCGGTGATAGTCCGGGTCGCCCCAGCCCTTGTTCCCATTCGCCAGTCGCCATTCATGCAGTCGCCAGAGCCGCTCCATCCAGAGCTGTTCGTTGGCGACGAGCGCACGGAGTCCCTTGTCGAGCTGATCCCGCTTCTTCGGGATGGGTCCGATCGCCGCGATGCAGCGTTCGATGTGGTGCGGGTAATTCTCGGCCCAGTACTTGACGATGTACTCCGAGCGGGACATCTCGGGTGGCTTGTTCGGGAACGCTTCCTCTGGTGCTTCCCACAGACCAATGCGCTTGTACCGGCTGTCCCGACCGCGAGGAACGGAATGCCGGATGCCTTCACGGTCGATGTACGACGAGGCCGGGAGCCAGTCACCGATCGTCAACGGCGGGTTCGGCGCTTCCCAATACGCATAGCAAAGCGGTGACTGCTGCGTCTTCGGCTGACTGTCTTCGTACGGATAGTCACGCGATCGTCGCCCTTTGACGAGCCCGTCAATTCGACAGTGCGTGATCTCTACGCCGTGTCGTTTCTCCGCGCCGAGGATCCCGATGAGCAACTGAATCGAGGTTTCGAACTGATTGCTCCAGTTCCGCCATGCTGTCCCGGCGGTCTTGAGCTCCATGTACGCCCACGCATGATCGATGCGCCGCTCGAGCAGGAGATCCGGTCGGGACTGCAGGCCGACGCCTGAACAGGTGCGGTCGGCGTGCTCCCTAAATCCCCCGATGCTGTCCCCGAGTCCGCACGTACACCCGACGACGTACTCCTGCTCTTCCTCAACCGCCACAACCAGATACTCAGCGAGGATCTGCGGTAGGCGGTAGCTCGCCCACACCCAGACCAGCCCCTCGACCAACGCGGACTGTTCCTCAATCGTGCGTCGCATCTCGGCGGCGGCGTTCGGGTCTTCATCCGCAAGGTGTAGGAAGCCGCCTTTGTCGATGACTTCACGGTAGCGATCTGTCGCCATCGACGCGGCCCACCGAATGAGGTCGTCCGGCGCCCGGTCTGGCTGGATGCCGGTGCGCTGCCGGTACTCCATGAGCCACTCGGCGATCGCGGTGCAGCCGAGATGCGTGTACGTCCCGGTGGCGAGCGGAAGCGCCACGGCGCGGCGCACGATCCCGAGGTGGTACGGGCCAGAGTGATATTCCAGAAATCTGGCGAATTCACAATGCTGCTGCCCACGCTCCACCGCAGAGCGGGACGTCAGCCAGATGACTGACTGCGGGAGCGCATCAGGTTGTGGAGGGGGAGGGGCTTCGGTCGCTTCGGTCGCCATGGCCACCTTCTACTGCCGCTTGGCCGGGTTTGTCTATGGCTGCACGGGCGGCGTCAACCGCCCTGTCCATCGCGTCCATGGCCGCCTGCAGCTGCTGCTTCGTGTAGGCGACCCATTCCTTCGTCCGCTCGGCGCCGGCCGTGTCGTACAGGTCGAAGAACTCCTCGAGCGCCTGCTGAAACTCGCGGGCATCGTCCAGGTCTTTGACCGTGACCTTCCAGACCATCCCCCGCCAGCCGCGGTACGTGTTGGCAGTCGGATCGAAGAGCGAGATCGTCACCCGCATCCGGATCGGGCGCTCGGCGCGGCGGCAGCGGTCGGCGACGACCTGGAGCGAGCGCTCGGCGGTGTCGCTGTCGCGGTCTTCGATCAGGTCGTCGGGGACGTTGGGCATGGGTTCGTTCGGTTCGTTCGGCACCGGGTGTTCTCGAATCTCTTCCACCAGGAGGCTGCTCAGGGAACCAGGTTGAAGTGACTCCCCAGTGCCGAACGGAGGACTTGTAGCGTACGCGCGGTGAGCGTGTCAACTTTGGAATTTCTTAGGGCAAACGCGAAATTAAATCGAGTCGCTTTAATTTATAAGAGGGACGTAAGTGGAGTAGGACGGTCCTATTGAGTCTGGTTGCAGTACGGCTGGAATGGTGGTCGAT